AGGTATCAAATACGCAGATGCAGTTAAACTGGGAATTTTTGCCACCAAAGATCTAGCAGACGAATACAGCAAGATAACAGAAGATCAAAAAAATGGAGGCATAGAAGGCAAAAAAGCTGCTGATGCATTGACGGATGCCAACATCAAACTGGCTCAAGCGCAACAACAAGCCATGTTGGACCTGCAGGCAGTCACAGCCAAAAGCATGTTGAGTGTGACTGAGCTGTCAATTGAAATGGCCAATGCTGGCGGAGACATGGCCGAAGTCTACGATGAATTAACTCCGTTGATGCAGCAATTTACTGAACTCATGAAAGAGTTAGTAAAAGAGTTGATGCCTTTGTTGATTGACGGTTTCAAACTTCTATTAAAAGCAGTCAACGCAATCATCGAACATGTCAATGGCACAATTGAAGCAGGTAAAAAAGTTGCCGAAGGCGATATAAAAGGTGCTGCTGAGGCTGGTATTGGCAAGCATGCTGGAACATTGGGTGTGGGGGCCGCCGGCGCTTATGCTGGCATGGCAGCCGGCGGCGCATTGGGGGTGTTAACTGGCCCGTTAGCGCCACTAATGGTTCCACTACTGACAACTTTAGGTGGGGCGGCTGGTGCTTACTTGGGCGGCAAGGTGGGTGGATACCTGGGCGAGATGGGCGACAAAGATACTGTAGAACATGGTGGAGTTGCTGGACGCTTACAAGGTAGAGCGTCGGGCGGACCTGTTTCATCTAAAACTCCATACATTGTGGGTGAACAAGGTCCTGAACTGTTCATGCCCAAGCATGCTGGTAATATTATCAACAATGAACAATTCATGAATAATATGACCATGCCCAAACTGCCTGACATGCCTGAAATGAGTGCTGAGTACAAAAAGATTGAATCAGGAATTCTTGGCGCTTCTAAAAATTCACAGATGCTGGCGGATCAGACTCCAGAATACAAAAAAATTGATTTGGCTGTCAAAGACATTGCGGCAGACATACAAAGTATGGCCAAATATGATGATCTGCGATCTACTACAACCAAAACATTTACAGAAAAATACACTGATTACACCAAGTCCATGTCTGACTTGCTGGATCAGGACCTGGTCAACACAACACGATTCATGGAAGCCGGTGGAACTTCGTCGGTCAGCGGTGCTATGTCCAGTGGCGGCTACGGCAGCGGGCAAGGTATCAAATCCACCGGCAGCGGCGCACCAGGCATGACCAGCGGCGACAGCCTTCAAGGCCTAAAAATGAAAAAAGGAGATGTACAAGCCGAAGGAGCAGGTGTACATCCAAAGCTGATTGAAATGGCCAAACAAGTGCAGGCCAATATGCCAAATTTTGCATACTTCAGTGCGTTCAACGACCAGTATCATCAGGAAAATGCACCCAGCAGTTTCCATACCAAAGGCCTGGCCATGGACTTTGCATTGAACAAAGCACCAACCAAAGAAGAAGGGCAAGCCATTGTAAAATATCTACAAAGCATAGGTGCCAGCACAGCCATCGACGAGTACAACAATCCCAGCAGTAAAGCCACAGCAGGGCATATTCATGCTCAGATTCCCGGATTTGCCGACGGCGGCATAGCACTGGAACCTACCATTGCCATGGTAGCTGAAAAAGGTCCAGAAGTCATGATGCCATTGACCAATGACGGATTTTTGGGACAATTGAACACTGGTATCAACAGCTTATTGCCACAACAACAACGCATGATATTATTGCTAGAAGATATCAGCCGTAGCCAAAATGCCACGGCTGTGGCCAGTGAGCGAATGGCCGCCGTGGCCAGCAACTAACAATAAATAATAAATCATGGCAGAACCCAAACAACCCGGCTGGCGCAAGTATTTCAAAGTAGCAGACACTTCAGGTGTGATGAGCCCTATTTCAGGCAGGAACCAGTATGGTCTTCCTGGCTACACCAAAAACGATGGCTCAGACACAGGCATGCCAGCAGACTTTGTGTTTCGAAATTATGCGTCAAGACTGCCTGAAGTTTACTCCGGACACCCCAATCGTATTGAACGCTATAATCAGTACGAAAACATGGACATGGATTCAGAGATTAATGCTTGTTTGGACATCATTGCTGAGTTCAGCACACAGATGAACGAACAAAACGGCACGCCGTTCCTGGTTGATTATGCAGACAAGCCTACTGACAATGAAGTCAGCATCATCAAGAAACAACTGCAACAGTGGATCAAGCTCAACAAGTTAGACCAGCGTATTTTCAAACTTTTTCGCAATACCATCAAGTATGGTGATCAGGTGTTTGTGCGTGATCCAGAAACATTTGAAATGATGTGGGTGGACATGAGCAAATTGGCCCGTGTGATTGTAAACGAATCAGAAGGCAAGCGTCCTGAGCAGTATGTGATCCGCGACATCAACCCCAACTTTCAAAACATGACTGTGGCAGCAAAAACCACCACAGACTACATGACCAACCCTGTGACAGGTTCAATCTCGGGCAATGCCAACTATACCATGCCCAATGGCGGCACTGGTGGCGGTGTGGGCAACAGCAGATTTATGACTGCCATGAACGAAGTTTGCTTGGATGCCAAGCACGTGGTACACATCAGCTTGAACGAAGGCTTAGACGTGTTTTGGCCATTTGGACGTAGCATACTAGAACAGATTTACAAAGTATTCAAGCAAAAAGAACTGCTGGAAGATGCTATTTTAATCTATCGTGTGAGCCGTGCTCCAGAACGCAGGATTTTCAAAATTGACGTGGGCAACATGCCCAGCCACTTGGCCATGGCCTTTGTGGAACGTGTGAAGAATGAAATGTATCAGCGGCGAATTCCCACCATGACTGGCGGCGGCCAAAACATGATGGATGCGTCATACAATCCACTCAGCACCAACGAAGACTACTTCTTTCCCCAAGGTCAAGACGGACGTGGCTCATCAGTAGAAACACTTCCTGGCGGGCAGAACCTAGGCGAAATTGACGATTTGAAATACTTCAACAACAAAATGGCTCGTGGTTTGCGTGTACCGTCAAGCTATTTGCCCACTGGTCCTGACGATTCAGACCGTGCCATGAGCGACGGCAAAGTAGGCACAGCCTTGATCCAAGAGTACAGATTCAACCAGTATTGCGAGCGTTTGCAAGCATTGATTGTGCAAAAGTTAGACGACGAATTCAAGATGTTTATGAAATGGCGTGGGTTTAACATAGACTCTAGCCTGTTCTCTTTGAAGTTTAATGCACCTCAAAACTTTGCAAGCTATCGTCAAAGCGAGCTGGATACCACACGTATCACTGCATTTGCACAGTTAGAACCGCTGCCTTACTTGAGCAAACGCTTTTTGTTGCAACGATACTTGGGCTTGACCGAAGAAGAAATTGCAGAAAACGAAGAAATGTGGCGTGAAGAACGTGATGAGCCTGAACTGGAAACCAATGCAGGACAAGACATGCGTAGTATTGGTATCACGCCCGGTGGCTTGGAAGCAGACATCGAAACAGGCGAAGCAGTGGCTGGTATGCAACCTGCTGGCGCCGGTACACCACCAGGCGGGCCTCCGGCTGCTGCACCTCCTGCACCTGCTGGTGGAGCCGCACCTGCACTCGGTGCAGTATAAATACACTCATGCTGTTAAACGAATTTTTTCACAAAAGTCCTGATGCCTATCAGGATGTGTCGCAAGACAATAGTCAGGTGCAACTCAGCGACTTGCGTAAAACTCGTCTCACACTGCGTCAGTTAAACAAACTGCGCAAAATGAATGATGTGAGAACTTATGAGTTCAAGGAAAAACTCAAACTAGTTCGCAAACAATACGCACCACCTCCTGCCCCACCAGTTTAACGCTACTGTAATAAAACTAGACATTTATACCTAGTTTTCACCTCTTAAACCTGGTGTTTTTCTCCTACATCGTAAATAACAGCACACTTTACCTATAGGAGTTTCCCATATGAACCGTTTTGAACAATTGATTGAATATGTAATCAATGACGAAGAGGCGAAAGCCCGCGAACTTTTCCACGACATCGTTGTGGAAAAAAGCCGTCAGATCTATGAAAATATCATGGCTGAAGAAGCCCAAGAAGAGCTAGACGAAGCTGAAGACATCGAAGAAGCCGACATGGGTGGCGATGCCGCCGACAGCCTAATCGACGACGTGGAAATGGAAGAGGAATCTGACATGAACATGGAAAGCGAAGAAGACGAAGCTGACGTAGAATTTGACAACGACGCCGAAGAAGCTGGCGACGACTTAACACACGATTTGGAAGCCGGTCACGATGGTGAAGAAGCAGCTACCAAAGACGACATTATGAATTTAGAAGACAAACTGGACCAGTTGATGGCTGAGTTTGAAGACCTCATGGGCGGTGACGACATGGGCGACGGCGACGGCTTTGGTCCTGACGAAGGCGGCGACGCTATTGAAATGGACGACACTGACGAAATGGAACCAGGCATGATGGAAGCTGTGAATTTAAAAGCAGCCCCAAAGCCAGTTACCAGTGAAGAAGGCGGCGTAAACAAGAAGTCTACCTATGCAGCCAACAGCGGACAAGCAGGCATGGCCAGCCGTCCAGTACACACTGGTGCCAGCGAAGGTGGACATCATGACACATCTGCTTACAGCATGAACACCAAAGAATTGATTGGCAAAGTTGGCAACACACCTGCACAAGGCACACAAAAGCCTTCAGCAGCACCAAAGCCTAAAATGGGCGACAACAGCGCAGGTCAAAACAACAAGAGCCCACTCCCTAGCGGACGTAAGGGTTAATTAGATGTCATCTAGATACCTAAGAGAAGATTTAACTTTTAGCCAGGCCAACATTCGAGTCTTAGAAGAGTCGGATGTGTCTGGCAAAAAGCATCTCTACCTTGAAGGCATTTGTATTGAAGGCGACAAGCGCAATGCAAATGAACGTATCTATCCGCGACACGAAATTATCAAGGCAGTTGAAACCATTAACGAACAGATACTGAAAGGTAACTCCGTTTTAGGTGAAGTGGACCATCCAGATGATTTAAAAATCAATTTGGATCGAGTTTGCCACACAGTGGAAAAAATGTGGATGGACCAACATGCCGGTTGCGGCAAGTTGAAAATCCTGCCAACTCCCATGGGAGAATTGATTAAAACGCTGATCACATCAGGTGTAAAACTTGGCGTCAGCAGTCGTGGCAGCGGTAACGTAGACGACAGAACAGGACATGTAAGTGACTTTGAAATTGTCACTATAGATGTGGTTGCACAACCCAGCGCACCCAATGCTTATCCAACAGCAATTTATGAAGGTCTCATGAACATGAAGCACGGTCATAAGCTGATGGAGATGGCTCGGGAATCTGGTGAAGGCGACAAAGTACAGAGATACCTAAAGAATGAAGTTAAAAGACTCATTCGGGATCTCAAAATCTAAGGAGAACCAGGCATGTTTGATGCAATTAAACCCTTGCTTGATAGTGGCCTAATTAACGAAGACGTTAGTCAAGAACTCAACGAAGCTTGGGAATCAAAACTAAACGAAGCCCGTGAACAGGTACGTGGAGAACTCAGAGAAGAGTTCGCACAACGCTACGAGCATGACAAGACAGTAATGGTAGAAGCCCTAGACAAGATGGTAACAGAAGGTTTGGCCGCAGAAATTGCGCAAGTGGCTGCTGAGAAGCAAGCACTTGCGGAAGATCGCGTCAAGTTTCAAGGCAAGATGAAAGAATCAGCACAGAAGTTTAACGGCTTCTTGGTTAGCAAACTTGCAGAAGAAATTGGCGAATTGCGCAAAGACCGTAAAATGCACACTGAAGGAGTTGCAAAACTCGAAAACTTTGTGGTGCAAGCATTGGCACGTGAAATCACAGAATTCGCCAAAGACAAACGCGATGTCGTAGAGACAAAGGTGCGTCTGGTACGTGAAGCACGTGGCAAACTTGAATCGTTGAAGAGCCGTTTCGTAAAAGAATCAGCTGAGAAAATGAGTCAAGCTGTTAGCCGTCATCTCAAGGCTGAGTTGAATCAGTTACAAGAAGACATCAAAGTTGCTCGTGAGAACAACTTTGGTCGCAGAATCTTTGAAGCGTATGCAGCAGAGTTCGGAGCCACTCATTTGAATGAGAAGGCAGAAGTCCGTAAACTGTATGATGTTATTGCTGAGAAGGATCAGAAATTGCGTAAAGCAATCGACATTACCCGTACTGCAAAGGCCGTGGTAGAGTCAAAAGAACGTGAACTGCGTATAATCAAAGAATCCAACGAGCGTGAAAGCACAATGGATGAATTGCTACGTCCCTTAAACAAGGAAAAGCAAGAAGTTATGCGTAATTTACTCGAAAGCGTTCAAACACCCCGTTTGAAAAATGCTTTTGAAAAGTATCTACCAGCAGTGTTGGAAGACAAATCTGTAAAAGCCCGTAAAGTAATTGCAGAATCTGTTACCTCAGTAACTGGTGATAAAACTACTGTTCCCAGTGTGTCGGAAGATCGCAGCAACGTGATTGACCTCAAGCGCCTGGCAGGTCTTTAATCTTAACAAGGAGACTTAAATGTCACAAGAACTATTAGAAAGTCGTTGGGGCGAAACCAAAGAGGCACTGTTAGAAGGTCTTAATGGAACCAAACGCAATAGCATGAGCGTTATCCTAGAAAATACTCGTCGCTATTTGAAAGAGAATGCAAGTGCAGGTTCAACTGCATCTGGTAACATTGCCACACTTAACCGTGTGATTCTGCCAGTGATTCGTCGTGTTATGCCTACCGTTATTGCTAACGAGTTGGTTGGCGTTCAGCCCATGACTGGTCCTGTTGGTCAAATCCACACCCTGCGTGTGCGTTATGCCCAAAGTTTGACAGACACTTCTGCAGCCGCTACTAGCGTCGCAGCTGGTGAAGAAGCATTGAGCCCATTCAAAATTGCTCAAGCATATTCTACTGTGCCACAAGCTACAACAACTGCTACCAACTACACTGGTAACAACACAGCTACCATGGAAGGTACTGGCGGTAAGCAAATTTCCGTTCAAATCCTGAAACAAGCTGTTGAAGCTCGCACACGTAAGTTGCAAGCTCGCTGGACATTTGAATCTGCACAAGACGCACAAGCCATGCATGGCATTGACGTTGAAGCAGAAATTATGGCAGCATTGGCTCAAGAGATTACAGCTGAGATCGACCAAGAGATTCTCTTGTCATTGCGCTCACTGGCCTCTACTGAGTTCACATACAACCAAGCTACCGTTTCTGGTACAGCAACATTCGTTGGTGACGAACACGCCGCTTTGGCCGTGTTGGTTAACCGCGTTGCTAACTTGATTGCTCAACGCACACGTCGTGGCGCTGGTAACTACGCTGTGGTTAGTTCAGCCGCCTTGACAGTGTTGCAATCTGCAACTACTTCTGCTTTTGCTCGCACTACAGAAGGTACATTTGAAGCACCTACCAACACCAAGTTTGTTGGTACATTGAACGGTTCTATGCGTGTTTTCGTTGACAGCTATGCCAGCGATACACAATCAGTACTGGTTGGTTACAAAGGTTCTTCAGAAGCAGACGCACCAGCATTCTACTGCCCATACATCCCATTGATGTCTTCAGGCGTTGTGTTGGATCCAAGCACATTCGAACCAGTCGTGTCATTCATGACACGTTATGGTTACATCGAACTGACAAACACTGCATCTAGCTTCGGCAATGCTGGTGACTATGTTGGTGAGATCGCTGTGTCTAACCTTTCATTCTCCTAATCAGAGAATCCAACCCAGGGATGGGAAGGAACAAAAAAGCACCCTCGGGTGCTTTTTTGTTGGCTATACTTTGAACCACGTTAGATATTGCTCTATCTTCTTGGTCACACTGGTCCAGTCATCCTGTGCAGGCTGTCGGAATATTCTCATGCTGCTGTACCAAGGACTGCTATCGCGATTCAACATCCAACGCCAGCATGGTGCAAACCAATTCAACATCAACCAAGTGGGTCTGCCCAGAGCCGCACTCAAATGTGCAATGCTTGTGTCCACACTCAACACCACGTCCATGTGTGCAATCAATGCCGCAGTGTCAGCAAAATTTCTGATAGTGCCAGGATAGCGTGTGACTCCCAGTGCAGCCAATACAGAATCTTCTTCAGCGCTGGCATCTACTTGTAAATTAACCCATTCGTACGTGGGATTGTTTTTTATCAACTCCATCATCTTATCAAACGGCATGCCCTTGTGTGTGTTGAGCCAGTTGTCTTTGCGACCACTCCAACAAAATCCCACTCGCATGCGTTTTTTTGGACCTAGGCGTTCTTGCCATTGTTGAAACAAGTCTTGATGTGCATTCAAGTAGCTGACCTGCTTGGGCAAGTTTTCCGTGGTTACACCCAATATACCAGGCAAGCTCATGATGGGAATCCAGTAATCAAACTCAGGAGGGGTATCAACATATCTGCCCACCCAATCGACCACGTTGCTGCCTGACAGCATGGGAATCAATCCATCTGTGACCTGAAACAATACTCGTGCTCCGGCGGCGTGCAAGTTGAACAAGAATCGCATGAATTGAATGTTGTCTCCATGCCCTTGTTCACCTATGACCAAAATAGTTTTGTCTCGGAGATCTTGCCCGGCCCAACGAGGCTGAGCAAATTGTGGTTGGGTGCCTGCTAGGTGTTCGTAATTCCAACGACATTCGTAGGCAGGCCAACCACGAGCATAGTCGCCCTGAATCAGATAACTCACAGCCAGGTTGAATTGTGCTGTGGGATTGTCAGGTTGCAACACCAAGGCATGTTGTAGAAATGGTATGGCTCGTTGTGGCTGACCAATTTCACGCAACACATTGCCGTAGTTGTTGAACGCCGACGCTGAGTCAGGATCGTCAACAAATGCCTGTGCATAACATTTAAGAGCTGCCACTGGTTGTCGGTCAGCTCTGAGTTGATTGCCTTGTTCAATTAGTTCAGATGAATTCATGAGATATTTACAGTATATACAGGGTGGTTAATTATTTTAACAGGTCCATAAATAAAAGTCAACGCAATTCTGCGTTTTATGCGGCGTTAACCCACCGCGTAGCGACTAGAACTCGCATCGGGCTTCTTTAAGGAGAAATACAAATGGGAAGAGCTCTCAAAATTCAAAAAAACAACGTTGGTTCAGGAACCACCGTCACTGGATCACCCCCAGTTACCTCATACAATCAAACCATTCTCACAGATGCTGCTTACCCACCGTTTTCAGCATTGACCAATCCGGTGTACAATTCACCAGTTCAGACACTTGACAGTGCTCAGTTTTTGGGAGTGGTTGGTGGATCACCAGCTACTAGCACACCTACTGCTACCTATCCTGAAATTTCTGCATTGGTCAACATTACCTTGGCCGACGGTTCAGACAGCTACACCGCCACAAGTTCATACACAGGTCGTATCATACGCCAAAAAGGTTCACACAAGTTCCTGGTTGCAGCCACTGGCGCAACCATTGCTGACGAAGATATGATCGTGGGACAAGCCTATCAAATTGCTGTGCTTGGAACAACCAATTGGCAAGCCTGTGGTGCACCAGCTGGTGCCGCGTTGGGCGATGTGTTTACTTGCACAGCAGATGCTGGTGCAGGCACAGGCGAAGTTTATGCAGTTGGACAATGTGTGTTGTCAAACACTGCTACTCCAGCAACTGGCTACATGAGTATTCTATATTCAGTGGGCGACAGCGCCGCTGTGTATGCCAGCTACATCACCAACAAGTGGGTGCGTGACTGGAACGGTATGACATATCAAAACTATTCTCCTACCAACTACGGTGTCAACATTCAAAGCAGCGAAAACTTCTATGTTACCAACTTCTTCACAGACGAAGGCACAGTTACATGGTCTGGTGCAGAAGTTATCAACAGTGCTTACGCACAAAATGGTACACTGCAATTGGCTCAGATCGCCAGCGTTACTTCTTAATTTGTTGAGTAACCCAGTCCTCCCAGCTACATACTGGGAGGATTTTTTATGAGCGCATCATTTGTACTGGGCAACGGCGTCAGCAGACTGGCCGTGGATTTAAACCAACTAAAACAACGTGGAAAGATCTACGGGTGCAATGCCTTGTACAGAGAATTTGTGCCAGATGTGTTGATCAGCACAGACAAAGCCATTGCTGGCGCCATACAAAATTCAGGCTATGCTCAAAGCAATCTCATGTACACTCGCAGACCCTTGCCAGGACTGGGGGCAAGAACTGTGCCCCAAAACTACTACGGCTATAGTTCAGGCCCTATTGCAGTGGCCATGGCAGCCCTGGAACGACCATTGGCTGTGTATCTCTTGGGGTTTGACATGGGGCCAAAGCCAGGCAACCGATTCAACAATGTTTACGCAGACACAGAATACTACAAAAAGAGTTCAGCGAATCCCACTTTCACTGGAAACTGGGTCAGGCAATTGGTCACAGTGACCAAAGATTTTCCCTTGATCAGTTTTCACCGTGTGACAGGCGATACCACAGCGTCAATTGCAGAGTTGGAAAATATTAAAAATCTGCATCACATGCCCATGACAGACTTTGTTGACCGTATAAATAATCAAAAGGATCTTTAAATGTCAGCAGTCAAAAATGTCAACGGCGACTATACTATTCAAACCACTGGCGCAGGCACAACTGTGGCAATCAACTCAACTGCATTGATTGTTCCTTCATACACCAATACCACTGCTAGAGATGCTGCTATCACCAGTCCAAAAAAAGGAATGATAGTGATAGCCGCCACCACTTTCTATGGCTACACTGGCGCTGCTTGGGTCGCATTAAATTAAACTGAAAAACTGTAATCTCGTGCTCTGGTAAATACAACTAAGAGGACGAAATTTACCTATGGCACAGCAGATCATCAACACCGGTGCAAACGCAAACGACGGCACCGGTGAACCCTTACGTGAAGCATTTACCGCAGTAAATGACAACTTCACGGAGATCTACACCGCCGGCCCAGTAGGCACAGATGTACGCATTGTTGGTAATACAATTACCACTCTGCAGATCAATCAGAATCTAACACTCAAGCCCAACGGCATCGGGTTAATTCAAGCCAATGCCACAGTAGTCCCCAGTGTAAATCTAGTATATGATTTGGGTTCTCCCACCAAGCAATGGGACAGCGTTTATGCTGGATACTTCATTGGTAATGGCGCATTACTAACAGGCGTTGTTGGTGGCAATGCAAGCAACAGTTTCTCAACCATCTCAGCCAATGGCATCAACATTGTAGCAAATTCTTCCACTGGTGTTCTTACATTAACTCCTGGCAACAACATTACCATTGTTGGTTCTGCTGGATCAAACACCGTAACGTTTGGAGTATCAGCTTCTCCTAGTTTTTCTGGCAATGTCTCTGGTGGTAATTTTTTAACTGGTGGCACAGTCAGTGCTGCTGGCAACATAACTGGTGCTAACTTACGCACCACTGGATCAATTTCCACTGCTGGCAATATCACAGCCAACAACATTGTGTTCAGTGGCAACTTGGTTGGCAACATATCTACCACTGGCAACATCATTGCTGGCAATGTGATATCCACGCAGGCCATAATTGCCGCGTCAGACATCACTTCGGCGGCCAACATCACAGGCAATTACATTTTTGGTAATGGTGCATTTTTAACTGGCATTTCGGGCGGTGCTGGCAATTACAGCAATGCTAACGTTTCTGCATTCTTGCCCACATACACTGGCAATGTTTCTGGTGCTTATTTCATAGGCAATGGTAGTCAGTTAACTTCCGTCACTGGTGCCAATGTTGTGGGCATAGTGTCAAGAGCCAACATTGCCAATGTGGCATATTCAGTTGCTGGCGCCAACGTTACAGGCACGGTAGACAATGCCAACTATGCTGGCTTTGCCAATCTTGCGTATACTGCATACGGCAATGGCATCATTGGTTCTGTGGCCACAGCCAACATTGCCAATGTGGCATATTCAGTATCAGGTGCCAATGTGGTGGGCACTGTGGCCAATGCCACCTACGCTGTCACCGCCGGAACAGCTACCACTGCCAACACTGCCAATACTGCTAATCGAGCCAATATTGCCAATGTGGCATATTCAGTTGCTGGAGCCAATGTCACAGGCAATGTGGCCAATGCCACCTATGCTGAATTTGCCAATTTGGCATACTATGCATATGGCAATGGCATTATTGGATCAGTCGGCAGTGCTAACACAGCCAACATTGCCAATGTGGCATACTCAGTATCAGGTGCCAATGTTGTGGGCACTGTGGCCAACGCCACTTATGCTGTGTCAGCAGGTTCAGCAGGTTCAGCCAACACCGCCGGCCAGGCCAATATTGCCAACATTGCCAATGTGGCATATTCAGTTGCTGGAGCCAATGTCACAGGCAATGTGGCCAATGCCACCTATGCTGAATTTGCCAATCTTGCATACTATGCATATGGCAATGGCATTATTGGTTCAGTCGGCAGTGCTAATACTGCCAACATTGCCAACATTGCTAATGTGGCATACTCAGTTTCAGGAGCCAATGTTGTAGGCACAGTTGCCAATGCCACCTATGCGGTCACAGCAGGATCAGCCAACACTGCCAACCGAGCCAACATTGCCAACGTGGCATACTCGGTTGCAGGGGCTAACGTCACAGGCAACGTGGCCAATGCCACCTACGCTGAATATGCCAATCTTGCATACTATGCCTGGGGCAATGGTATTGTTGGACAAATTAGTACAACCAGCAACATCATTGCTGGCAATATTTCAACCACAGGTAATGTTACCAGCACATATTTCTTAGGCAATGGATCACAACTCACCGGCGTTGTTGCCACTGATGTTGGAGTATTGCCCAGTCTCAGTGTCACTGGCAATGCACAAATTGGCAACGTAAGAACAGCAGGACAAGTTAGTGCTGCTGGAAACGTTACCACAGGAAATTATTTTGTAGGTAATGGCGCATTTTTAACAGGCATTGTGGCCAGTGCAGGCAGTGAAATATTATATGCCTGTAGCAGTGTAAGAATTGGTGGCGCCAACGCCAATGTCACAGTCAGTGTCAATGCGGTGAGCAATGTGGCGGTGTTTACCACTGGTGGCATGTCTACCACGGGAAATATTATTGCCAACGCCAATGTTCTTGCCAATGGGCAGATATCAGCAGTAGGCAACGTCACTGGTAATTATATTTTTGGTAATGGCGCATTACTAACTGGAGTCATTACCAGTGTAGCCAACATCAACAATGGCACAAGTAATGTTACTGTGGTCAGTTCAGGTGGTAACATCACTGTTGGAGTCAACGGCTCTGGCAACATAGTAGTTTTTGCCAACACTGGAGCCTATGTTGATGGGGTGGTCAGCGCAAGTGGCAACATAACAGCCAATTACTTCATTGGTAACGGATCACAACTGACTGGGGTTACTGCCGCTGGGGTCAATGCCGCAGCATTAACAGGTACTACGTTAAGCTCAAATGTTTTATATTCGAGCTTGACACAAGTTGGCAACTTATCCAATTTAAGTATTGTTGGTAACACAGTTGGTGGTAATTTATTAACAGCCGGTATAGTAAGCGCCGCAGGTAATATCTCAGCCAATTACTTTATTGGTAACGGATCACAACTGACTGGCATTGATGCTACCAGTATTCAAAACGGCAACAGCAATGTAAAAGTTTATGCCAATGGCAATGTGTCAACATCAATAAATGGCACATCAAACATTGTAGTAGTGTCTGACGCAGGACAATATGTTACAGGGGCAGTTTCCGCGTCAGGTAATATCACTGGTGCTAACTTAGTTACAAGTGGCCTGGCATCTGTCACTGGCAATATTATTGGTGGTAATGTAAGCATCACAGGCGGCATGTTGGCATTTGCCAATGCTAATATTTCACAAACTAACCCGCTAGATTTAGCAATCACTGGTGCCTATCAAATTAGTGTAAAACCAGCTGGCGGAACATATCAATGGACGTTTGGTAACGATGGTGCTTTAACTGGGGCAACTGGAGTTGGTGTCACTGGGTATCTATCAGCAGGCGGCAATGTAACTGGTGGCAATTTGTTAACAGGTGGCCTAATCAGCGCCACTGGTAATATTATTGGTAGTAATATTAACACCAGTAACATTCGACCCGTCACCGGCGGCCTAACAATCAGCACAGGGACTGGCAATTTAACACTACAACCTGCTGGCAACATTGTGTTGGCCAACACCATTATCAACAGTGTAGCATATCCGCAACAAGATCAAGATGCTGCCAGCAAGATATATGTTGACAACATGGTGTCAACTGGTTTGTCATATCACTCACCTGTGACAGCAGCCACCACCACAACTTTGGCAATTACCACAGGCGGTACAATAACCTATACACAGCCCAATGGCATTGCCAACGGCATTGGGGCACTGCTGACCACCACTGGCAGCTTCAATTTAATTGACACAGCCAACGTGCAAACAGTTGGCATACGCATCTTGGTTAAAAATGAAGGCAACGCAGTATACAATGGCGTGTATACCTGGGCAAATGCCACTAACATTGTGCGTTCAACTGACACAGACCAATACGGACCAGACAGCACAGAAGCGTTGAGCCTCAACGACTATTTCTTTGTTCAAAGTGGTAACATCAACAAAGGTGGCGCTTGGGTGGTCAGCGCACCCCCTGGCACAATCACTTTTGGCTCAAGCAATATTGAATTCAGTCAGTTCAGTAGTTCACAAACATACACTGCCAACACCTCAGCTGGTATAAGTCTGGCAGGCACTCAAATCAATGCCAAAGTTGATGAGAATACCACATCATTTGACGGTGGTGGCAATATCATTGTCAAAGCTGGTGCAAATCTCACAACACCCAACATTGGTGCAGCCACTGGTACAAGTTTGAGTTTGACTGGCAATGCAACCGCTGGTAATCTAAATGCTGTTGGCCTGAGTTTGAGTGGCAATGTAGTATCAACACTCAATGTCACTGGTAACATTGCTGGCGGTAACATCACAACACCTGGACTGATCTCTGCCACGGGCAATATATCTGGTAATTATTTCCTTGGTAATGGTAGTCAACTCACTGGTGTTATTGCAGCCGGAGGCCAAGGCAATACCATTACATTGGGCACACCCACAGACGGTAATCTCACAGGTAATGACGTTGCTTATCAAGGTTGGACCACTAGTACTTTTGTCACTGATGGCCTTGACGACTTGAACCAAGTGGCGCTGAACATTGCCGGCAATACTTTTGTGGGCAACACCTACATCACTGCCAACGTGAGTTCAGGACCCAGCCCATTGAGCGTGGCGTTAACAGGTCGTTATATTGGCAACCCCAATGCGTACTTGTGGCAGTTCGGTGATGGTACCGCCAATGTGACCACAGCCAATGCTGTACATACATTTAGCAATGTGTCAGGCGGCACATTCACAGTGTCTTACACTGCGTACAACACCAATGGCACACACGCAGGCAATGCTGCCAATGGAGCCAAAGGGTCAACCAGCACAGCCACCACAACAATAACACTGTACACTCCCACCCCAATACCGTCGTTTACAGCCAACAGAACCAGTTTGGATACTCCTGGCGATGTGCTCATAACCAACACCAGTCAGTACGCAGAGACATACTCAATCAACTGGGGTGATGGCACCATTGTTATTCCAGCCAACAACTGGACCACAGCCAGCCACACTTTCACCAATTCTTCAGCCAACACTGATACATTGTATGGCGTTAATTTAACTGGCAACAGCGCCAATGCAGGTGCTTCTCCAGTGAGTGTGACATCGGCCAATACCAATGTCAAAGTGTATTCTTCTCAAGCCAGCAATGTATTCTTCACAGCCAACGTGGCCAATGTGATCAACGGCGTTGGTACAATAAGTTTTAGAAACGATTCTAACGGTGCACCTGGTAACACAGCAAGTTTTGGCGCACAACAGTTGTACAGTTGGAATTATGGCGATGGCAACATCAGCAATGTCAACATCCAATCAGGTCTTGCTGGAAATCCTGGTGCAGCCAATGTCACACACACATTTGCGCTGAGCGCTGCCAACCAGTCTGGCAACAAGTACGAACAATACACAGCAAATTTGTGGTTGTACACTGGTTACAGTACCAGTCCATTCAAGAGTGGCAATGTTACCATTACCATTGAACCGCAGACACGTGCCAACTACATTGGAACCACTGCCAATGTGATCACAGATGCCACAGCCAACACAGGCAATGCCAGAGTGGGTTACTTGTACACAGACTACAATGGAGCCAACCGTTCAACATTTACATTCCAGAATACCAGCGAAAACAGCAACATCGCCAACTGGACCTGGGGCGATGGCACATTCAGCAATGGTGTATCAAATGTGGGCAACGTTTTAAAGACCTATACCAGTACCGGTGCCAAAACAGTGACTTTGCAGGCCAATGGTACTCCCAATGGCATTACCAACACTGCTCAAAGCAATTCTTACAGTGTGACTGGTTATATTTTTATTGCCAACAACCCCACAGCACCCACTGATCTCAGCGGATTTGCCAATTTGGCCATAGCCAACGCCAGTCAATTTACCAATGCACCGTTGTTGGCAGCCGGAGCGGCAGATGCCACAGGCGGAAATATTCCAGCCAACGGTGCATCGGTCACACGTTTTGCAACCACAACACCAATCATGACCTATGCCAACGTGGTCAACGCCAATACATCAACCACAGGCACATTGGCTGCCTATGTGAACAACGCCAACGCTGGCGGTGTGGCTCTCAGCGTGGCAGGCAACGCAGTCACAGCCAGTCCATACGGAGCATTGGTTGTGTCAGCTGACAGAGACTTGCACGTGGCCAATGCCGCAGTGCCCAGTTATTTCTACAAAGTGTTCAGCGCCAACATAAGTTGTGCCTTGGCCAGTTTGAGCACAGGCTACAACAACTACAAACTGGTACATTCAACATCGGGCAACACCAACTATGTGGGATTTGTCAAAGACAACTTGAATTCAGCACCAACCTTGGTTACCAGCAATGTGGTCATGGTTGAAGCCACAGCTGGCACCTACAGATATATTTCAGGTATTCCTTACTACAACACAGGATCGCCAACCATTACCATTGCCAACGTAGAAGTGCAGAATTTGGCAGGGCAAACATACACCAGCACCACTCCATTCACCCTGGCCAGCGGCACAGTGCTTGAAGGTTCAGGTGCTGTGCTTTCAGCCAATCAGACCAAGACACTGGCACAGATTGACAATGCAGCCAACAGTATGTTGACCGGCAGCAACGTCAAAGCCAACATTGGCATTGGTACAAATTATACTCTAGGCAACTTGACTGCCACCCTGGGCGGCTCAAACAACAGCGTGAGCACATTGCAGGCCAACATATTGAATGTGATTGGTACCAGCACCACAGTGCAGTTGCCGGCCAATGTGCAAATGTATGCAGGTGCCAACTCTGGCATAAACGAGCAGGCCATTGTTGCATCAACTGCAGGAAATACGCAAGTGGGTGTGCGCATTGTGATGAGCACCGCAGGCAATACTCCGGTGTTTGATGGATCAATCAACTACTACACTGCCAATGCCTGGTCAGGAGCGCAAACCATTGCTGGAACTCCAGAAGCAGTCACCCGTTACGGCAACGTCAAACACTTTGTCACAAACTTGGCCACCGGCTACTTGCCCGTGGGACCAAATTTAAACACTGGTAGATCAGGCACACAATACTTTACTTTTGCATTTAGAAGACCAAGCCTGGCCAACTTTGACATAATCTTGACCACAAGCACTGGCATTGCCGGCCTCTGGGTGGCATTGCCAGGCACCACAATTGACACTGGTGGGTTCACATCTCCCACACCTGGGTATCCTGGTCCTACCAGTACCATCAATGGTTGGCTGGAAGGATTCACACAGAATCAAAATGCTGGAGTACCAGGTGCCAGTGCCACTGGTGGCAACCCCAGTGGTACCAATGGATGTGCGGTAACCGGCGCTGACGTAATTCCGTTAAATACAGCAATTAGCAATCAGAGATATACCATGACCTTTGGTACAATGAATGCGTCATACAGCACCGGTAACAATATGTTGATTAGAATTGCACTGAGCAGTGGTCAAACACTGTCTGACTTACAGATAGGGCCAGCAACATAATGGCTGCCACATTTACTGAATCACAACAGCTAGACTATCTGTGGAAGAAGATTGGCTACGGGGTAGCCAAAACAGCCGAACCGTCGGCATTGAATGCATCCAATGAGGCCACACCCAGTCCTCTTTTGTATCGCGGTGACTTGGTATGGGCACAAAGTGGTGATATTCCTGCTACTCCTCCTGCATCAACCACCAGCATTGTACAAGTTTACACTGACACTGTTGCAGTACAAACCACAGAAATTCCCAGTGCTCCAGATAATCAAAGCTGGACTACCAATTTAACCAACTGGATTCCCACGCAGTTTGGGCCCAACTATCTGGTACGAGTGTATGCTGGACCACCAGGTGCAGCCAACATACGAGCAACTGGTACACAATTAAATCAAAACGGGTCAGGCGTAGATGACACCTGGTTCTTTGACTATCAAGCTGGCATAGTAAACTTCAACGGTGCCAATATCCCAACCGCTATTGGCACATCAACTGCCAACACCATATATGTCATGGGCTACAGATATGTGGGTGTCTATGGAGTTGACGGAACTGTCAAAAGTTCAATATCCAATGGCACATCAAATGTAAGTGTGGTCAGTTCGGGTGGCAATGTTACTATAGGTATCAACGGCACCAGCAATGTGGCGGTTTTTGCTAACACGGGTGCGTATATTACTGGACTGCTCAGTGCCACAGGCAACATACTTGGTGGAAATGTCATCAGCAATGCTGCAATATCTGCCCTGGGCAACATAATCAGCAACAACATAATTTCTGCACTGGGCAACATTGTTGGTGGCAATGTCATAACGTCAGGGGCAGTTAGTGCTGCCTCAATGAGTTCTTCGGGTAATATTACGGGCAATAACTTGAATGCCGCAGGATTGAGCTTGAGTTCAAATGTGGTATCAAATTTAAATGTCACAGCAAACATTGCTGGCGGCAATATCACAACACCAGGAATAATTTCTGCAGTGGGCAACATCGCCGGCAATTATTTCATTGGCAACGGCGTTGCATTAACAAGTACCCTGACAGATCGTGGGTCAGATTCTAATAATTGGAACACGCTGACTCAAATGGGCGTGTACACGGTAAATAGAACAAGTTGGGCTGGAACCACCAATACACCGTTGGACAGCCAGGTTTTTGTGGGGTTGTTAGAGGTAAAAAACAGTATGAATATGGCCATTGAACAAACTTTTTATCCCGGTACAATTGACAGTACCAATGTAAAAATGCAATGGACTCGTACCTATTGGAACGGCACCTGGGTGCCATGGGTATTGATGACAAATGATGGACAGACGCTGAGTGGCGGCGAGTTTTCTTAAAATAAATACAGGATACAGGAAGATATAAATGGCAAATACAATATTAATCAAGCGCTCAGGCAATGTTTCCGCACAACCAAGCGGGGCACAACTAGCCTTAGGCGAACTGGCAATCAACTACACCGATGGCAACTTGTTCTACAAAGACAATGCAGGTGCCATTCAAGTAATTGCTAGTAAGCAATTTGTTTCAGTCACTGGCAATATCACTGGTGGAAACATACTGACTGGTGGATTGATCTCAGCCACAGGCAACGTAACTGGCGGCAATATCATAACTGCTGGAGCAATTTCCGGCTCAAGTGTCAGTGTCAGCGGCAATGTAACTGGCGGTAATTTGAATGCCTCAGGTTTGAGCTTGAGCTCAAACGTTTTGTCAGCGTTGAATTCCACATCAAATATCACCACCACAGCCAACATCGCTGCCAATTACTTCATTGGTAATGGATCGCAACTGACTGGTATTGATGCCACCAGCATCCAAAACGGCAACAGCAACGTAAAAGTTTATGCCAATGCCAACGTAACCACCAGCGTAAATGGCGTAGCAAATGTTGTAGTAGTGTCAGATACAGGTCAATATGTTACAGGGCTGATTTCAGCCACAGGCAACATCATCGGTGGCAACATCACTACCACTGGATCTGGCGGCAACATTTCTGGCGCCAATGTAATTTCTGGTACCACACTCAGTGCCACTGGCAACGTCAACGCCACTGTTGTCAGTGCCACAGGCAATGTAATTGCGGGCAATTTAAATGCTGCTGGCCTGAGCTTGAGCTCAAATGTTGTATCCGCACTCAATGTCACAGGTAATATTGCTGGTGCAAATGTAACAACTCCTGGTCTAATTTCAGCCACAGGCAATATTGCTGGCGGCAACGTCAACACAGGTATTGTCAGTGCCACAGGTAACGTACAAGCCGGCAACTTGAATGCTGCTGGTTTGAGCCTAAGTTCAAACGTTGTTAGTACATTGAACGTCACAAGCAATATTGCTGGTGGCAACTTAACAACTCCTGGTCTAATTTCAGCTACAGGCAATATTGCAGGTGGCAACGTCAACACTGGCATTGTCAGCGCTACAGGTAATGTTCAATCTGGCAATGTCAATACTGGTAATTTGAGCCTGAGTGGCAATATTATCAGTGCATTGAATGTCACTGGCAATGTAACTGGCGGCAATATTATATCTGTTGCTGCTATTTCCGGCGCTTCGGTAAGTGTGAGTGGCAATGTTGACGGTGCCAATGTCAATGGCACAACTGTAAGTGCAACTGGCAATGTGGTAGCTGGCAATGTAAATGCTGGCTCAGGCTCAATTTCTACCACCGGCAACGTCAATGGTGGTAACATCAATACTAATAGTATTGTTGGTACTGGTACTGCAATCAAATCCACAGGCGATTTAACTCTAAGTACAACTGGTAATGTTGTAGTTAATAGCTATATCAATGGAGTAACAAGCCCAGTACAAGATTCAGACGCAGCCAACAAAGCCTACGTTGATTCAGTTGCTCAAGGACTTGATGTCAAGGCCTCAGTGGTATACGCCACAACTGTGGCATTGCCAGCTTACACTTATAATAACGGCACAGCAGGTGTTGGCGCAACTATTACAGCCAACACCTTTGGCACATTGAGCATTGACAGCTCGTCGCCTAGTGCCACCAATCGCGTGTTGATTAAAAATGAAACCGGTGCCAATGAGCCTTACAATGGTATCTACGTGGTTACCAATGCTGGCGGGGTAGGCGCTGCATTTGTATTGACTCGGGCCACTGATTTTGACAATGGATCTCCATCAGGAGAAATTCCAGGAGCATTTACATTCGTCGAAGCAGGTTCTACTAATGCTGATACTGGTTGGGTATGTACCACTAATTCGCCAGTTGTTGTGGGTACCACCAATATTGTGTTTGCTCAGTTCTCAGGTGCAGGTCAATACACAGCCAACACGTCAGCAGGTCTAAGTCTAATTGGCACTCAGTTCAACGCCAAAGTTGATGGTATTACTACCGCATTTGATGTTGGTGGCAATATCATTGTCAAAGCCAGTGCAAATCTCACAACTCCAAATATTGGTGCAGCCACTGGTACAAGTTTAAGCACAACTGGTTCCATAACCGGTGATGTGGTAACTGGTAACACAGTTAGCTCAGTGGGCAATGTGATTGCAGGCAACTTGAATGCTGCTGGTTTGAGCTTGAGCTCAAACGTTGTTAGCAATTTGAATGTAAGTGGCAACGTTGCTGGCAGTAACATAACAACTCCAGGATTGATCAGTGCTACTGGTAACATCGCTGGTGGTAATGTCAATACTGGCATTGTCAGTGCCACAGGCAATGTGGTAGCAGGCAACTTGAACGCCGCAGGATTGAGTCTAAGTTCAAATGTTGTCAGTGCATTGAATGTCACAGGTGATATTGCTGGTGCAAATGTAACCACACCTGGACTGGTTTCAGCCACAGGCAACATCACTGGTGGCAATGTCAACACAGTACTGGTCAGTGCTAGTGGCAATGTGATTGCTGGCAACTTGAATGCTGCTGGCTTGAGCTTGTCAAGCAACGTTGTTAGTGCATTGAATGTCACTAGCAACATTGCTGGCGGTAACTTAACAACACCTGGACTGATTTCAGCAACTGGTAATATTGCTGGCGGTAACGTTAACACTACCAACTTGAGTTTGAGTGGTAATGTTGTCAGTGCATTGAACGTAACTGGCAACGCTACCGCAGGCAATATCATATCTGTTGGAGCAGTTTCTGGTGCAAGTGTCAGCGCTTCAGGCAATGTTGATGGTGGCAATGTCAACACCACTATTGTCAGCGCAACTGGTAATGTCATAGCTGGCAATGTCAATGCAACCAATTTGAGCCTAAGTGGTAACGTTGTCAGCGCATTGAACATAACTGGCAATGCCACAGCAGGTAACCTTATATCTGTTGCTGCCATTTCAGGCGCAAGTGTCAGTGCTTCGGGCAACATCACTGGTGGTAATTTAAACGCTGCTGGCTTGAGTTTGAGTTCAAACGTAGTATCTGCGTTGAATTCAACATCAAATATCACTACCACAGCCAACATCGCTGCCAATTATTTTATTGGTAACGGATCACAACTAACTGGCATTGATGCTACCAGCATCCAAAATGGCAATAGCAATGTAAAAGTCTATGCCAACGGTAATGTAACAACATCTGTGAATGGCACAGCAAATGTGTTAGTAGTAACAGACACTGGACTGAATGTCACTGGCACAATAAGTTCCAATGGCAATGTAACTGGCGGTAACATCATTACCAGTGCCGCAGTAAGTGCTGGCTCTGTATCAGCAAGTGGCAACATCACAGGCGGCAATTTGAATGCTGCTGGTTTGAGCCTTTCGAGCAATGTTGTTAGTTCATTGAATGTCACAGGTGATGTTGCTGGTGCAAATGTAACAACTCCTGGACTGGTTTCAGCCACTGGCAACATCACCGGTGGCAACGTCAACACTACCAATTTAAGCCTAAGCGGCAATGTTATCAGTGGACTGAATGTCACTGGCAACGCCACAGCAGGCAACGTTATATCTGTTGGCGCCATTTCAGGCGCATCGGTATCTTCAAATGGCAACGTAACTGGTGGCAATTTGATCACCACGGCTGCTGTCAGCGCTGGATCTGTATCTTCAAGTGGCAATGTAACTGGCGGTAACATCATAACCAGTGCTGCTGTAAGTGCTGGATCTGTATCAGCAAGTGGCAACGTAACCGGTGGTAACTTGAATGCTGCTGGATTGAGCCTGAGCTCAAATGTTGTGAGTGATTTGAATGTAACTTCAAACATTGCCGCCGGCAATGTAACAACACCTGGCTTGATTTCGGCCACAGGCAACGTTGCTAGTGGCAACGTCAACACAGGCAACTTGAGTCTGAGCGGCAACGTTATCAGCAACTTGAATGTCACTGGTAACGCCACAGCAGGCAATATCATATCTGTTGGTGCCATTTCAGGCAGCTCAGTAAGCGTAAGTGGCAATGTAACTGGTGGCAATTTGAATGCCTCAGGATTGAGCCTGAGCGGTAATGTGTTGAGTGCTATAAACTCAACATCAAACATCACCACCACAGCCAATATTTCTGCCAATTATTATATTGGTAATGGTAGCCAATTAACTGGTGTATCAGCTGACACAGCCAAGAGAATAGCCAACGGCACATCAAATGTAGACATAGCTGTGGCCGGCGGTAATATTACCACTGGTGTAAACGGCACAGCAAATGTCATTGTAGTGTCAGATGGCGGACAGTATGTCACTGGGTTGATCAGCGCAAATGGCAACATCACCGGTGGTAATTTACTGACTTCTGGTAATGTACGCACTGAAAACATAGTTAATCCAACAGCCAACACAAGTATTGGAATGGGCAACGGCAGCGGTATAGTAGTAATTACTTCAGCCGGCAACTCAACACAATTCAAGCCAGGTGGTCAAGTAGAATTAGGCGGTGCTTCACAAATTATTGGCGGAACATTTGGTGGGTCTGGTGTCACATTAGGCGGTAGTCAAACAGACATATTCCAAAATCGTGGTGGCAATGTAACAGTACAAGTTGGCACAGGCGGAACAATCGCCAATACTTGGACATTTGCACAAGATGGTTCGTTCAGCTCTCCTGGTGCAATTTCCGCAGTGGGCAACGTAACTGGTGGCAACTTGAATGCTGCTGGATTAAGTTTGTCAAGCAATGTTGTTAGTAATTTGAACGTGACATCAAACATTGCCGGCGGTAACGTAACAACACCTGGCTTGATTTCAGCCACAGGCAATATTGCAGGTGGCAATGTCAATACCACTATTGTGAGTGCTACAGGCAACGTGGTTGCTGGTAATTTGAATGCAGCTGGCCTCAGCTTGAGCTCAAATGTGGTCAGCAATTTGAATGTCACCAGCAACATTGCTGGTGGCAACGTAACAACACCTGGCTTGATCTCAGCCACAGGCAATGTAACAGGCGGTAATATTATAACCAGTGCCGCAGTAAGTGCTGGCAGTGTGAGTGCAAGTGGCAACATTGATGGTGGTAACTTGAATGCCGCTGGTCTAAGTTTGAGTTCAAACGTTGTCAGCAACTTGAACGTAACTGGCCAAATTGCTGGTTCTAATATCACAACTCCTGGACTGATCAGTGCTACAGGCAACATCACCGGCGGAAACCTAATCACTAGTGCTGCTGTAAGTGCTGGATCTGTAAGTGCAAGTGGCAATGTCACAGGCGGCAATTTGAATGCCGCTGGATTGAGTTTATCCAGCAATGTTGTCAGCAACTTGAATGTTACTGCTAATATTGCAGGCGGCAACTTAACAACTCCTGGTTTAATTTCGGCCACAGGCAACGTACAAGCTGGCAATGTCAACACCACCAATCTGAGTTTGAGTGGCAACGTGGTCAGTGGACTGAATGTCACAGGCAATATCACTGGCGGCAACATCATATCCATAGCAGCTATTAGTGGTGCATCAGTATCGGTCAGCGGCAATGTCGATGGTGCCAATGTCAACGCAACAACTGTAAGCGCCACAGGTAACGTGATTGGTGCCAATGTCAATGCAACAACTCTAAGTGCTATAGGCAACGTGATTGCTGGCAACGTTAACACCAACACTGTTGTTGGTACTGGCACCACAATCAAATCCACAGGCGATTTGACTCTAAGCTCTACAGGCAACGTTGTGGTCAACAGCTACATCAATGGAGTAACAACACCAGTACAAGACTCTGATGCGGCCAACAAAGCCTATGTTGACTCAGTTGCACAAGGACTGGATGTCAAAGCATCGGTTGTGTATGCCACAACTGCACCATTGCCCGCTTACACTTATAATAATGGCACAGCAGGAGTGGGCGCGACCATTACAGCCAACGCATTTGGAGCACTGAGTATTGACAGCTCATCGCCCAGTGCCACAAATCGTGTGTTGATCAAGAATGAAACTGGTGCTAACCAGCCATACAATGGTATCTATTTGGTTACCAATGCTGGTAGTGCCGGAGCTGCATTTGTACTGACTCGTGCAACAGATTTTGACAATGGATCTCCGTCAGGTGAAATCCCAGGTGCATTCACATTCGTTGAAGATGGACCGGTCAATGCTGACACTGGCTGGGTATGCACCACAAATTCTCCAGTCACGGTAGGCACAACAAACATTGTGTTTGCTCAGTTCTCTGGTGCAGGACAGTACACAGCCAATACTTCAGCAGGCCTGAGCCTGATTGGTACTCAATTCAATGCCAAAGTTGACAATGACACCACAGCATTTGACGTATCAGGTAATATTATTGTCAAAGCTGGTGCAAATCTTACTACTCCAAATATTGGTGCTGCTACTGGTACAAGTTTGAGCACGACAGGCAACATTACTGGTAATGTATTATTTGGTAACACAGTTAGCTCAGTGGGTAATGTTATTTCGGGCAATGTCAACACTGGTAACATAAGCCTGAGTGGCAACGTTATCAGCAACTTGACAGTCACTGGTCAAGTAACTGGTAGCAATATCTACTCCAATGGATATATATCAGCTTCTGGCACCATTGATACGTTGGGCAATATTGGTGGCGGCAATTTAAACACTGGAGGTTTGGTCAGTGCCACAGGCAACGTCCGTGGTGGTAATATCACCACAGCCAATGCTGTAACTGCTGGGTCAGTCAGTGCAAGTGGCAATGTCACTGGCGGCAATGTATTAACCGGTGGATTGATTAGTTCTACTGGTAACATCACAGGCAGCAATGTCAACACAGGCATTGTCAGCGCCACAGGCAATGTTGTTGCTGGCAACTTGAATGCAGCTGGATTGAGTCTAAGTTCAAATGTTGTATCTGCACTCAATGTCACAGGCAATATTGCTGGTGCAAATGTAACCACACCGGGATTGATTAGTGCCACAGGCAATGTCACAAGTGGCAACGTCAACACTGGCATTGTCAGTGCAACTGGCAACATTATTGGTGGAAACTTAAATGCAGTTGGATTGAGCCTAAGTGGCAATGTTATCAGTGCATTGAACGTAACTGGCAATGTCAATGCTGGCAATGTCAATGCCACAGCAAACATTTATACTGATGGATACATTTACGCCAACACAGAAATTGGTGGTGCTAACATAATATCACCTGGATTTGTAAGTGCTAATGGCAACATCATTGGTGGCAATGTCAAAACTGGTAATTTAAGCCTAAGTGGCAATGTATTGAGCGCTATCAACTCAACATCAAATATCACCACAAGTGCTAACATTGCAGCCAACTACTTTATTGGTAACGGGTCACAGTTAACTGGACTGCCAAGTCCTAATAAAATTTACAACGGCACCTCAGAAGCCAACATTGGTACTGCAAACGGCAATGCCAATATTTCTATAAACGGCACATCAAATGTTGCTGTGTTCAGTCAAGACGGACTGGCGGTAACAGGAACTGTTTCCTCTAGTGGTAACATTACCACAGGCGGTTCTATTATCACAGGCGGTACTGGCACTGGTAACATCACAGGTGCCAATGTTGTTTCGGCAATCACATTGAGTGCCACAGGCAATGTCATTGGCGGAAATGTCAATGCTGGCCAATTGTCTGTAAGTGGCAATGTAATCAGTCCATTGGATGTGACAGGCAATATCACCGCAGGTAATATCATATCTGTGGCTGCTGTTTCGGGTGCAAGTGTTAGTGCAAGTGGCAACATCACTGGCGGCAATTTGAATGCTGCTGGGTTGAGTTTAACCAGCAATGTTGTCAGTGCATTGAATGTCACAGGTAACATAGCTGGTGGCAATGTAACTACACCTGGACTGATCAGCGCTACAGGCAACGTCACTGGTGGTAACGTAAATGCAACCAACTTGAGTCTGAGTGGTAACGTTGTCAGTGCATTGAATGTCACTGGCAACGCCACAGCAGGTAATATTATATCTATTGCTGCTATTTCAGGTGCTAGTGTCAGCGCAAGTGGTAACATCACTGGCGGCAATGTCAACACTGGTATTGTCAGTGCCACAGGCAACATTGAAGGTGGCAACATCAATGCAACAACATTGAGTGCTACAGGCAATGTCAATGGCGGCAATGTCAACACCAACAATGTTGTTGGTACCGGTACTACAATCAAATCTACAGGCGATTTGAATCTGAGTGCAACTGGCAATGTTGTTGTCAATAGTTACATTAACAATGTAACAACTCCTGTGCAAGACTCTGACGCAGCCAACAAAGGCTACGTTGACTCAGTGGCGCAAGGACTTGACCCCAAAGCATCAGTGGCTTATGCCACAACTGGTGCATTGCCAGCTTATACCTACAACAATGGTACAAGTGGAGTTGGTGCTACCATCACTGCCAACACCAATGGTGCTTTGAGCATTGACAGCTCATCGCCTGGCGTCACAAATCGTGTGTTGGTTAAAAATGAAACAGGTGCTAATGCTCCTTACAACGGCATCTATGTGGTCACTGACACAGGTGGCGCAGGCTCACCATTTATATTGACCCGGGCCAGCGACTTCAATCAGCCTAGTGAAATTCCAAGTGCGTTTACTTTTGTTGAAGATGGTCCTACAAATGCTGACACTGGTTGGGTATGTACTACTAATGCTCCAGTCACTATTGGAACAACAAACATTGTATTTTCTCAGTTCTCTGGTGCAGGACAATACACAGCCAACACCTCAGCTGGTTTGAGCCTAACTGGTACAGTATTCAGTGCCAAAGTTGACCAAAATACCACTGCATTTGATGGGTCAGGCAACATCATTGTCAAGGCCAATGCAAATCTTACAACACCCAATATTGGTGCGGCCACTGGTACAAGTTTAAGCACCACTGGCAACATCACTGGCAATGTGTTGATTGGTAACACAATCAGTACCACAGGCAATGTGATTGCAGGTAATTTGAATGCCGCTGGATTGAGTTTGAGCTCAAACGTTGTCAGCAACTTGAATGTAACTGGCGTTATTGCTGGTGCTAACGTAACAACACCTGGACTGGTTTCAGCCACAGGCAACATCACGGGTGGCAACGTCAACACTGGCATTGTCAGTGCTTCAGGCAATGTTCAAGCAGGCAATTTGAATGCCGCTGGATTGAGTTTGAGCTCAAATGTTGTGAGTGACTTGAATGTTACCAGCAACATCACTGGTGGTAATGTACAGGCTGTCTCATTGTTGAAGACCAATAATTTCAGCATCAGCGGCAATGTCACCGGTGATTTGTTGCCCAGTGCCAACATCACATATGATTTGGGTAGCAGTACACAACGCTGGAAAGATTTGTGGTTGTCTGGCACTAGCATCAAACTAGGTGCACAGACAATATCAGCCAATGCTACAGCAGTCAGTGTTGGCGCCACAACTGATATTGCAGCCAACAATGTCACAGCAGTAAGTCAGGTAAGTGGTGCCACAGTCAGTGCAAGTGGCAACGTAACCGGTGGCAACGTATTGACTGGTGGATTGATTAGTGCCACAGGCAACGTAACTGGTGGCAATTTGGTCACTGGTGCGGCAGTCAGTGCTGGTAGTGTCAGTGCAAGTGGCAACGTAACTGGTGGCAATATTGTAACCAGTGCCGCAGTCAGCGCCGGATCAGTTAGTGCAAGTGGCAATGTAACCGGTGGCAATCTAAACGCCGCTGGACTAAGTTTGTCAAGCAATGTTGTATCTGCACTCAATGTCACAGGTGACATTGCCGGTGCTAACGTAACAACACCTGGACTGATCTCAGCCACAGGCAACGTAACTGGTGGCAACATTGTAACCAGTGCCGCTGTAAGTGCTGGTTCTGTGAGTGCAAGTGGCAATGTAACCGGTGGCAATCTGAATGCCTCAGGATTGAGTCTAAGTGGCAATGTGTTGAGTGTGATTAATAGCACTTCAAACATCACCACAACTGGCAATATTGCTGCCAACTACTTGTTGGGTAACATTGCATACGCAAATGGTTACAGTGCCAGCAAAATTTACAATGGCGTCAGCGAAGTCAACATTGGCATTGCCAACGGCAATGCCAATATCAGCATAAACGGCAGCTCAAATGTTGCTGTGTTCAGCACAAGTGGTTTGGACATCACTGGTACAATAAGTGCCAATGGTAATATCACTGGTGGCAATCTGAATGCAACCAACTTGAGCCTAAGTGGCAATGTGGTGAGTGCATTGAACATCACTGGCAATGCCACAGCAGGTAACATTATATCTGTGGCAGCTATCTCGGGGGCCAGTGTCAGCGCAAGTGGTAATGTTCAAGCAGGCAACGTCAATGCCACTGGACTGAGCCTAAGTGGCAATGTGGTGAGTGCATTGAACATCACAGGCAATGCCACAGCAGGCAACATCATATCTGTGGCAGCTATTAGTGGTGCAAGTGTCAGTGCAAGTGGCAACATCACAGGTGGCAACGTCAACACCGGTATTTTGAGCGCCACAGGCAACATTGAGGGTGGCAACATCAATGCAACCACACTGAGTGCCACAGGCAATGTCAATGGTGGCAATGTCAATACCAATAGTATTGTTGGTACCAGCACCACAATCAAGTCCACAGGTGATTTAAATTTGAGTGCTACAGGTAATGTTGTGGTCAACAGCTACATCAACGGCGTCACAGCCCCTGTACAAGACACAGATGCAGCCAACAAAGCCTATGTTGATTCAGTTGCACAAGGACTGGATGTCAAAGCATCAGTGCTTTATGCTACAACCACTGCACTGCCTGCTTATACCTACAACAATGGCACAGCAGGAGTAGGCGCAACCATCACTGCTAACGCATTTGGTACTTTGAGCATTGACAGCTCATCACCCAGTGCCACAAGTCGTGTGCTGATCAAGAACGAAACAGGAGCCAATGCACCTTACAACGGTATCTATTTGGTCACCAACGCTGGTGGTGCTGGTGCTGCATTTGTTCTGACTCGTGCCACTGATTTTGATAACGGATCTCCATCTGGAGAAATTCCTGGCGCATTTACTTTTGTTGAAGATGGTCCTACCAACGCCGACACTGGTTGGGTGTGTACTACCAATGCTCCAGTCACAGTGGGCACAACAAACATTGTGTTTGCTCAGTTCTCAGGTGCAGGACAATACACAGCCAACACTTCTGCTGGTTTAAGTCTAATTGGTACGCAGTTCAATGCCAAAGTTGACAACAACACCACAGCGTTTGACGTATCAGGCAATATCATTGTCAAAGCCAGTGCCAATTTGACCACACCCAACATTGGTGCTGCCACAGGTACTAGCCTAAGCACCACTGGCAACATCACTGGTGATGTGGTAATTGGTAATGTGATCAGCACAACTGGCAACGTAATTGCTGGCAATTTGAATGCTGCTGGTTTGAGTCTAAGCTCAAATGTTGTTAGTAATCTAAATGTCAGTGGCAATGTTGCTGGTTCAAATATCACAACTCCTGGATTGATCTCTGCCACAGGCAACGTCACAGGTGGTAATGTTATTACCAGCGCCGCAGTCAGTGCAGGTTCAATGAGTGCAAGCGGCAACATCACTGGTGGTAATTTGAATGCTGCTGGATTGAGTTTGTCAAGCAATGTTGTCAGCAACTTGAATGTCACAGCAAATATTGCTGGTGGCAATGTAACCACCGCTGGACTGGTTTCAGCCACAGGCAACATCACCGGCGGCAATTTAATCACCAGTGCTGCCGTCAACGCAGGCAGTGTCAGTGCAAGTGGCAATGTCAATGGTGGCAACATCATATCTGCCGCAGCAATATCAGGCGCAAGTGTTAGTGCCAGTGGCAACGTTGACGGCGGTAATGTCAATACAACAATATTGAGTGCCACAGGCAACATCATTGGCGGTAACTTGAATGCTGCTGGATTGAGTTTGTCAAGCAATGTTGTCAGCGCATTGAATGTAACAGGCGCCATCGCTGGCGCAAATGTAACAACTCCTGGACTGATTAGTGCTACAGGCAATATCACTGGTGGCAACTTGATTACCAGTGCTGCTGTCAGTGCTGGTAGTATCAGTGCAAGTGGCAACGTTGACGGCGGTAATGTCAATACAACAATATTGAGTGCCACTGGCAACATCACAGGTGGCAATGTCAATACTGGTATTTTGAGTGCCACAGGCAATGTTCAAGCAGGCAATGTAAATGCAACCAACTTGAGTCTGAGCGGCAATGTTGTGAGTGCATTGAATGTCACAGGCAATGCCACAGCAGGCAACGTCATATCTGTTGGTTCTGTCAGTGGTGCAAGTGTTAGTGCAAGTGGCAACATCACTGGTGGTAACGTATTAACTGGTGGATTGAGCCTGAGTGGCAATGTGTTGAGTGTTATCAACTCAACTTCAAACATTACCACAAGTGCAAACATTGCTGCCAGCTACTTTATTGGTAATGGTAGCCAATTGACTGGAGTGTCAGCTAATACTGCCAAGAGAATTGCAAATGGCACATCAAACGTAGACATAGCTGTGGCCAATGGTAACATTACTACCGGTGTAAACGGCACAGCAAACGTTGTAGTAGTAGCTGACTCAGGACAATATGTTACCGGATTGATTTCAGCAAGTGGTAATGTGACCGGTGGCAACTTGATCACTGGTGCTGCGGTCAGTGCTGGTAGTGTTAGTGCAAGTGGCAACATCACTGGCGGCAATTTGAATGCAGCTGGATTGAGTCTAAGCTCAAATGTTGTGAGTGCATTGAATGTCACAGGCGACATTGCTGGTGCAAATGTGACCACACCAGGTCTAATTTCTGCAACTGGCAATATTGCTGGCGGTAACGTCAACACTGGCATTTTGAGTGCAACTGGCAATATTGTTGGCGGTAACTTGAATGCGGTGGGATTGAGCCTAAGTGGCAATGTCGTTAGCGCATTGAACATCACTGGCAATGCCACAGCAGGCAATATTATATCTGTTGGGGCTGTCAGCGGTGCAAGTGTCAGCGCAAGTGGTAATGTTATAGCAGGTAACTTGAATGCAGCTGGACTGAGCCTGAGTTCAAACGTTGTGAGTGCATTGAATGTCACAGCAAACATTGCTGGTGGCAACATTACCACAGCTGGATTGATTTCAGCAACCGGCAACATCACTGGTGGCAACATCAGCATTATTGGCAACACCGTATCAACCAGCACCAGCACTGGTGCGCTGATTATCACAGCCAGTGGAGGATTAGGAGTTGGTGGCGCAATTTATGCTACTCAAATTTTTGATGGTGGATCTCGTGTACTAACTGTTGACAGCACAGTTGATGGCGGTACTTTCTAAATTGGAACTAACTCTGGCGCTCAAAATATTGCCAGAGTTGCTTCTTTAAAGTGATAAGTACACCGTATGACTAACACAGTATTAATCAAACGCTCAGCCACAGCAAATGCAGTGCCCACGTCAGGGCAGTTAGCCAACGGCGAAATTGCCATAAATTACGCCGACGGCAACTTGTTTTTTAAAGATTCTGGCGGATCAGTACAAACACTGGCCAGCCAAAAATTTGTTTCAGTTTCGGGCAACATCACCGGTGGCAACGTCAACACTGGCATTGTCAGTGCCACAGGTAATGTCACAGCAGGCAATCTAAATGCTGCCGGATTGAGTTTGAGCTCAAATGTTGTTGGTGCATTGGTATCTGCCGCAAATATCACCACAACTGCCAACATTGCAGGTGGGTATTTTATTGGCAACGGCTCACAACTGACCGGATTGCCTGCGTCATACAGCAATGCCAATGTTGCCACACTGCTCTCTAATTTTGGTTCAAACGTCATTTCAACAACTGGAAATGTCACAACTGGTAACCTGACAGTCAACGGCAACATCACTTATGTCAACAGCAATGTTGTTACCATAAACGACAAATTTATCAATGTGGCCAACAATGCAGCCACTGCCGGTGCTGCCAATGGCGGTGGACTGGGGGTAGGCCCTGTGGACGCTGAATATGCCACACTTACATTCAACAATGGTACCACAGCCTGGAACACCAACATTCCACTCAGTGTCAACGGCAATGTTGCCGGCAGTTACTTTGTGGGCAATGGATCAGCGTTGACCAGTATCACAGGTGCCAATGTTACTGGTACTGTGGCCAATGCTACCTATGCGGTCAGTGCTGGTAGTGCTGGATCAGCTATCACAGCAGAACAAATAACCTATGCCATTCAATCCAATATCACAGGAGTTGGCACACTGGGCAATTTGAGTGTGTCGGGCAACACCACAGTTGGTAACTTGAGCACTGGTGGATTTGTATCAGCCACAGGCAACATCACCGGCAGTTATTTCATTGGCAATGGTTCATTGTTAACAGGCATTGCCGTATCAAGTTATGGCAATGCCAATGTGGTGGCCAATCTTGCCGCACTGGGTAGCAATCCAATATCAACTACTGGCAACGTAACTGGTGGTAACGTATTAGGCGGAGCCAACGTTAATGCCACACTGTTTACAGGTACCACTGTGTCAGTAACTGGCAACATCACTGGTGGTAACGTATTAGGCGGAGCCAACGTTAATGCCACAACACACACCGGTACCACTGTTTCAGTAACTGGTAATATAACTGGTGGTAATATTTTAGGTGGAGCCAACGTCAATGCCACCACACACACAGGCACTACAGTAAGTGTAACTGGTAATATCACCGGCGGTAACATATCCACTGCTGGTATATTGTCTGGAGCAAATAATTTCATAATCAACGCACCCAGCCCAAGTGCTGAAGGTGCGCAGATTGTTATGGCCTGGGCCAATATTAGTGGATTGGTTGGACAAGCCAATTCTACTTGGAATCTTGATGTTGATGCCACCAACAACTTCCGTATTTTTTATCAAAATGCCACAGGTGGTACAGCAGTTCCGATCACTATCACACAAAGTACCAATGCTATAAGCATGATTGGCGCACTGTCAGCGGCCAGTCTGTCAGTATCCACTGGCAACGTTACTTTAGGCAACATTGTCAATGCAGGCGCCAATGGGGTGGGTAATATTGGAACAGTAGGCGGATATTTCAACACTGTGTTTGCCAAAGCCACATCAGCACAATACGCTGACTTGGCAGAATATTACTCAGCAGACGCTGAATATGAACCTGGAACTGTGGTTAGTTTTGGTGGCGTTCAAGAAATCACAATGTGTACAGCAATCAATGATCCACGGGTAGCCGGGGTAATATCTACAAATCCTGCGCATGTGATGAATTCAGGACTTGACAGTGAACATGTGGCCACAGTGGCTCTGACCGGGCGAGTGCCTACCTTGGTAATAGGCCCAGTATTGCCTGGTGATATGATGGTTTCAGCAGGCGGCGGCCGAGCAAAAGCCTGTGCAACTCCTGCCATGGGCACAGTGATCGGAAAGGCCTTGCAAGCACACCCTGGTGGACAGGGTGTAATTGAAGTTGTAATTGGCAGAATATAATGAACACAACTTTAAATCTCATTTTGACGCTAAATATACCAGTTACTAAAATACAGGAAGAACAAGTATGTCATCAGGACCTTTAACATTTGGACCCGGGATTGTGATTGAAGCCGGCGGCATTCAAGCAGGCCCAGATGTCATTGTGATAAATTTTGAGTATCTTATAACCGAAACCGGCGATTTTTTAATGACTGAAGCTGGTGAGTATTTAGGCACCGAACAATAATAGGAATATCATGACAACAGTGGCAATTTCAGCCTTACCGGCAACAAATACAGTAGATGCAACCACAGTTGCTCCAGTGGTTTACAATGGTTCAACATACAAAGCCACACTGACAACACTAGGTGCGTTTATCAATACCAATGCTGCCACAGTGTCAGCTAGTGGTAATATCACAGGTGGCAACTTAAATGCTGCTGGATTGAGCCTAAGCAGCAATGTTGTATCAGCACTCAATGTGACAGCAAATATTGCTGGCGGCAATGTAACAACCCCTGGACTGATCAGTGCCACTGGCAACATCACAGGTGGCAACATTTTAGGTGGTGCCAACGTCAATGCTACTACACATACAGGTGCCACAGTTTCAGTAACTGGCAACATCACTGGTGGCAACTTAAATGCCGCTGGGTTGAGCCTGAGTTCAAACGTTGTGAGTGCATTGAATTCTACATCGAATATCACCACTTCGGCCAACATCAGCGGCAGTTATTTCCTGGGCAATGGTAGTCAATTAACTGGTATTGACGCCACTAGCATACAAAACGGCACCAGCAACGTGCGTGTGCTAAGTTCAGGTGGCAATGTTTCAGTTGGTATTGGTGGAACATCAAATGTGGCAGTGTTTGCTACCACAGGTGAATATGTCACTGGTGAGATAAGTGCAAGTGGTAATGTAACCGGTGGCAACTTGATCACATCAGCAGCCATTTCAGGTGCAAGTGTCAGTGCGTCAGGCAATGTCACAAGTGGCAATTTAAACGCCGCAGGGTTAAGTTTGTCAAGCAATGTTGTTTCCGCACTCAATGTTACAGCAAACATTGCTGGTGGCAATGTACGCGGCTCAAGTTTGACTGGTAACGTAATATCAGTATCAGGCAATATCACTGGTGCCAATATCATTGGGATTATTGCAGCTGGTTCCAACGCAATCACCACAACTGGCAACATCACCGGTGGTAACTTGATCACTGGTGCCGCGGTCAGTGCTGCTTCTGTGAGTGTCAGTGGCAATATCACTGGCGGCAATATAGATGTTGGCACAGGCAACATCACTGGTGGCAACATCAGTCTCAGTGGCAACAGCATTCCTGCCAATTTATTAACTGGTGGTGTTGTCAGCGCCACAGGCAATGTCACTGGCGGCAACATCATTGGTACCACAGCAGTTGTGGTGCCCACAGTTCGCAATACCGCTGCACTCACAATCAGCACCAGTGCAGGCAATTTGAATTTGAGCCCAACTGGCAATATTGTGGTCAACAGCAAGTACATCAATGGTGTCACAGATCCTGTGCAAGATCAAGACGTTGCTACTAAAAAATATGTTGATAATTTTGCCACAACTGGCATTGCATATCACACTCCAGTGGCAGCAGCCACCACTACAACAATGGCCGCTGCTACAGGTGGTACAATCTCATACACTCAACCTAATGGTGCAGGCAATGGCGTTGGTGCATTGTTGACCACAACTGGTGCATTCAACTTGATTGACACTGCTAATGTGCAGACTGTTGGAACACGTATCCTGGTCAAGAATGAAGCCAATGCTGTATACAACGGGGTGTATACCTGGGCCAATGCCACCAACATTGTTCGCGCCACTGATGCAGACGAATACGGACCAGACTCAATCATAGCGTTGAGTATAAATGATTATTTCTTTACCTCAGGCGGCAACGTCAATGCAGGTTCTGCTTTTGTGGTCAGCGAACCCTCGGGCACAATCACTTTTGGCACCAGCAACATCACATTCAGCACTTTTAGTACCAGCCAAGTGTACACAGCCAACACTTCAGCTGGTGTCAGCCTAAACGGCACAGTGATCAATGCCAAAGTTGATGGCACCACAACTGCATTTGACGGCGGCGGCAACATTGCCGTTAAAGCGTCGGCTGTATTGACCACTCCCAATATTGGTGCTGCCACAGGTACAAGTTTAAGCGTCACTGGCAACATCACAGGTGGCAACGTTAATGTAAGCAGAATTGTGAATGGCACCAGTGAACTTGCTATTGCTGCCAACGCCAACACCACAATCAAAGTAGGTGGCGATGTGGCAGCAGTATTCAGCGGATCACTGCTTGATTTGAGCCAATTGCCCGGCTACCGTATCAGCGCAACTGGCAATATTTCAGGCGCCAACTTGAACGTTGCATCCGGCGGCAAGGTTGGTGTGGGCACAGCCACTCCTGATGCAGCAGTTACGATTGTGGCCACTCCACAAACTGTGGTTTACCCAATAACTGGCAACAGTACTGCAGAGGGTACAGACTTGCACATTTCTGGTTCTAACAGTACAATCACCCGCATCACACAAGATGCATTTGGTACCTCAAATTATCCAGCATTCACTGGACGATCTTCCAGAGGCACAGCCGCCGCACCCACTCAATCACAACTCAATGACGTGTTGAATCAGTTCACTGCACGTGGTTTCAGCAATGGTACACTGCAATTTGGCAATGCATCATCTGGACGATTGGACGTTGTTGCAGCTGAAGCCTTCACTGATACCAGCAGAGCTACCAAGTTGATAGTGTATACCACTCCAGTTGGTTCTATTACACCAGTTGCCACTGCGCTGTTTGACAGCACAGGTGCATTCAGTGTAACAGGCAACATCACCGGTGGCAACGTAATTACCGGCGGAGCATTGAGTGCGGCATCATTGAGCCTAAGTGGTGCCAGTCAAGCAGCCAGTTACAGTGCAGGCACTGGCAACATCACTGGTGGCAACATTGTCAACGGAGGTGCCAACGGTGTAGGCAACATTGGTAATGCCACAACTTATTTCAACACAGTGTTTGCCAAAGCCACATCAGCACAATACGCTGACTTGGCAGAAAAATACACAGCTGACGCAGAATATGCATCAGGCACTGTGTTGAGTTTTGGCGGCGCCCAAGAAGTCACTGTAACGTTGATTGACGCAGATCATCGTGTGGCAGGTGTTGTGTCCACCAATCCTGCTACCATCATGAATGCAGGTCTAATTGGTGAACATGTGGCCACAGTGGCACTAACTGGTCGTGTACCATGTTCAGTAACAGGCACAGTGCGCAAAGGCGACAGCATGGTGTCAGCTGGCAATGGTGTTGCTAGAGCAGAAGCCAATCCTGCTGTAAGCACAGTGATTGGTAAAGCTCTTGCTGATTTTGACGGCGAGTCAGGCGTGATTGAAATTGTAGTTGGACGAGTCTAACTGCAACACCCACAAAAAAACCCGCTTAGGCGGGTTTTTCTTTTTCCAACAATGCAATTTTGTCTTGCACAGCTTCTATGTTCATGGTTGACCATAATCCTGGGTGCATTGGTCTAGGCCACTGCCCAGGATCAATCCAGGCATAGCCCAGGTGTTCGTAGTTCAACACCGGCACAAATTCGTCAGCTACTACACAAACCCAGGTATTGTATTCAAATTGTCCGTCGGCACTTGTGAATTTTTCCAAAGGAACCAGGCGTGTATACTCAGGAAAAAATCCCAGCTCTTCTATGCACTCACGTTCCATGGCACCCAGCAAGGTTTCTCCAGTTTCCACCTTGCCTCCGGGCAGTCCCCAAGCACCTGGGTGTCTGTCATCGTTGCGCAACAAATAAAGATACCTGCCGGTGGCACTGCTACGAAACCAAACTCCCACTGCTTTCAAAGCACAATGCTCCAAGTTCCGCCATCGTATACCCCTTGATAGCTTTTGATCCACTGTGTTCCGGTCCACTCGTATTGTGTGCCAGTGTGTATGTTGGTAACATAATTTGCAGTGGACTGATCACTGGACACAAACACCACACGCCAACGTGCGCCATCAAATTCAATGATGTCATTGGCCGATGCTACCAGTGGTTGTCCACCAGTACCAGCCCAGGCCGTGGGATTGGCTGGATTGGCATGATCGCCAGTGCCCTCAGTCAACAAATATCGTTGTCCCAACAGCGCACTGTCTAAGCCGTCACCAGGTCCACTCAACAGCGGATTGATAATGGCATCAATTGGTGCCAAGGTATTTTGTGGTGCAGTATCTGGGTCCACGTCAAAAATCACCAGTCGGTCATCATTGGGGTTGATTACAATGGTGCCCACAATCACTGATCCGTCGGCTTGGTCTAAACGTATTTGACTGATGCCTGGACGATACACGCCATAAGCACTGATCAACGCAGGCCACAACAAATTGCTGCCAGCCACAATTTGCGTGGGTACCAGGGTGTCTAAACTGCCGTCGGGCACTATGGTGGGTGCGTACAAACACTGTATTTGATTTTCAATCACAACCAGTTTGTAGTTCCATGGAGTAACTAATAGTCGTGTGCCCAGCAACAAATCATTGTTGGTAATGGCATCATTCAAATCGCCTTGAGCATCGTACATTGACGCAACAACACGTTCCACCACACCCAATTTCTTGACCTTGGCCGGTGGAGATAACCAAATTGGCATGCTAAATGTCAAAGTAGCAATATCAATGGGATTTTCTGTGCCAATGGGCACAGTACGACTTGACCATACTGTTCTGTCCAGGTACATCACACTCAAACTGGTCCAGTCAATGTAGTTGTCTGTGCTTTGAATTTCCAAACTGGGATTGAACAGCGTCAAAATCTGTTCCAGTAACTGCAATTTCTGATTGGTGTTTGACGTCCATATGTCCACATTGACAGTGAGTTTGAATGGCACAGGCATGAGTCGTTCAACTGTGAATGCATTGCCTTGTGTGGTTTCGTAACTTTCAGTCACACTGTCATAAGTGCGTTGTCGTACATTGATCTTGCTCACAAAGTATGGATCTTGTGTGCGACTTTGTTCGTAGTCCAGGCCGGTGATGTAAAAAGTTATCAACGGAGTTGATGGCAAACTGTTGCGACTGTTTTCTTGTATGATGGTTTGTGCGTTGCGAGTAGCGTCACCATAGCGCACAGGCACACGGATCAGCGCGGCATTGTTTACCCCGTCATTTTCGTTGCCGTATTCAATTTGAAAACCTGAAAACACTCTTGTGATTTGCAACAAGAATCGGCGTATTTGGGCATCATAAAAAAATTGTTGCATAAGTTAACTTGACTTTTGTCCTGGTTGTGTTAGCGGGAAAGGCTTGGGTGATTTACCACCATCTTGATTGCCGTTGTCAGCCTTGGGTCGCAGTATTTCGCTGAGACTCTGGCGACTGGGAATGTTGCCTTGATCAGTTGTGTTCACAGTGTATGTATTGTTTACAAAGGTACTGCGTAAAGTATTGTTGGTAGGCCCATTGTTGAGATTGGTACGCACATTGTCCTCAATTTTGATCCATCTTGTGCCATCGTAACGGAACAGTCTATTTGGCATGTAATCCAATCGCAAAGCATAATCTCCAGCCACAGGGTTCAGTGGGAAACTCACACCTGGAGTGACTGGCAAGCCATTTGGTGCCTGACCATCCCCAGTGAGATAGCCCATGGTATAGCCTTCTCCACGCGGTGTCACATTCATGCCACCTTGTGTTCCGTCCACAGTGTCGCCAGACTGGTTGGTCAATGACACAGGATTGGCTGGCTGTCCATCCAGTAGTGTGGGCACAATGTAGAACTTGGTAACATCATAACCTGACAGCGGAACGTCAGCATCTGCTTGAATCAGGATGGCATCATTGATTTGTGTGTCTTTATCGCGAGTGCCCTGGATGTCACTGATTGTGGCAGGAGTGTATGGCTTCCAAAATTCTGTGTTGTTGATATCTGTGTCAGCAGGAGTATTTTTCTGTGCTTGATAGTAGGTATCGCCATAGTTCACAATAGTGCCAGCAGGATAAAAATTGCCCGGATCCCAGATGTTTTCTTGTACAAATGGCTTGTTGGTAATTTGTGCAAACTCTTGTTGATCTTTCATTGGTGTGCATTTTACACGCCACAAGTGAGGCAACCAAGTTACTGAAAATCCTTCACTTGCAAAGTCAGCATCTTGTATCACATAGTATCTAGGCAATGCTCTGGGGATGTCCTGATTCAGCGGATGATAGTCTTTCAAATTGGGAATCTCTATCACATCACCGTTCATGAGCTTGCGACCAAATGTGTCAATCATGGTGTTGTAGTGAAACGTCATGAATATGGTGTCGTTGTTCAAGAACAAGCCAAATTGTGTCAAGTCAAAGTCCACATCTTGTGTGTTGTACACACCGCGCATGACATACACATCTGGATCATAGATCCTGTCACGGTTTTCTAGCAACAGCAAGTCTTGAATGTTCAGCACATCTACATCTGCGTAGGTAGGTTGTGTGGCATCAAAGTTTCCTGAGAATGCAGAATCCTCGCCTCCAGCTTGTGGTCCCATGTAGCGATGGATGTAAATATCAAGGCCACCAACAGTGTACATTTCACGTATGGTGCGGTCCAGGAATTGGTAATCTCTGGTGCGATTTGGGCGGTATAGGGATAAGCGTGGCATTCTATATTTATAGTACTTTGGGTTTACCGTCAAGCGGGTTGACCAATAATTCCCAAAATGCTATAATACGGACTTAACAACAAAGGAGCCAACAATGAGTGATTTAGTTACCGATTTGCACAGCGAGATGATCAACAGTGTAGCACCAAATTACAGTATCAATTATGAAGCAGAGGCTCTTGCTAGTTTTGAAGACTCAGGTTATGACTTGATGGAAGCACTTGAGACTCGTGCTACAGACTTTATTGCAGAGACAACTGGGGCAGATGTGCGCGAGGACTTGGGTGGGCTCACAGTATTTTTCCGTGGTAATACTTTGGTTGCATTTTACGATTACGAGCGATTTAAAGGGCATGTGTTCTAATACCCTGAGCCCGAAAGGGCTTTGGGTTGACCAATAATTGCCATTCTGCTATAATTACATATAATTTAAGGAGCCCTGATGAACGCAACACGAGCCGCTGTCAAGCCATTGAACCCTCGCAGTCCTGATACCAAGTACACAGGGCTGGAGCCCACATGGCGTGTGCAACCCACAGATGACCGCACCAGTCAAATGAGTTCGGCATTTTCGTGGTACAATTACTTCTACGGCAAAAAAGATGCACGTGAAATGCTGGTAGCATATTTAGAAAGCCATGGACGCCGAGCAGATGTTCGTGCATTAAAAGGAGTGCCAGATCACGCTATACGACTGACCACTGCATGGTTGTGCCGTATGAGCATGGTGGGATTGGAACTAACAGACACTGAGACAGTGCGATTGGAAGGCTACATTCAGGAAATACTAAAATCACGTGAACCCGAAGTGGTACAACAAGAAGTGGTAGCAGTGGCCAAACCCAACATTCAAGACCGGTTGCGAGAAAAGGTATCGGAATGTGCCGGAGAGCTGGATGGCATGTTTGATGAGTTTGTTGTTGCTGGCGCTAAAATGTCAGCAGACTACAAACCAATCACAGTTATCCGTGGACTGAATGTAGCACCGCAGATGATTTCGGACATTGCAAATATTTGGAAAGCCAAATTGTCAGAGTTTGAAACTGTGATTGAGGGCAAAGATGCACAGTTGGTAGAAGGCTACAGTCACCTCAGCAAAATCCAAATGCGTAATCTTGTGAAGTTCTGTGAAGCAGTGATCAATGACTGCGGCGCTTATGTGCAGATCAAGAAAGTTGAACGCAAGCCACGCAAGGTCAAGGCAGTGCCACCTGAGAAACGTGCCGCAAAATTCAAAGTGCTCATGGACTTTGCTGAGCTCAAACTCAAAGGCCTGCCAGCCGCAAGTCTTGTGGACAAAGCCGAAGCATGGTTGTACGATACCAAGAAGCGCAAGTTGATACATCTTGTTGCTGACAGCCACACACAGGCATTCACTGTGAAAAGCAACAGCATCATTGGTTTCAGCACCATAGAGACCATGCAGAAAACTGTGCGCAAACCAGCAGATGTTGTCAAGGCTGTGCAAGCCGCAGGCAAGCCAGCGGCACGTAAGATCTACAAAGACCTTACCACAACAGAAACCCCGTTCAATGGACGCGGCACAGAGAATTTGATGGTGCTCAAAGCCTGGTAAGTAGTACATGCTCGAAAACACTAGATATTTGCTGGACAAGGTCGAATTTTACATCACGAATGTTTGCAACTTAAATTGTGATCAGTGCAACCGATTCAATGATTATAAATTTACCGGATGGCAACGTTGGAGTGACTATGAGGCCATTCATCAACGTTGGGCTAAATTGATTGACATCAAGCACCTGGTTATCCTTGGTGGCGAGCCGTTGCTCAATCCTTCTATAAATGAATGGATAACAGGATTAGGCAACATATGGAAAAGGCCGATACAGATCTTAACCAACGGAACACGATTAAATCAAACACCGGGACTTTATGAAACATTGCTGTCCTGGGATCCAGACCCCACACACCTAAAGCATTGGATTGGTATCAGTGTTCACAATATGGCAGACATGGATTTTTATGTACAAGAAGCCAAAAAATTTCTTCACGGAGATATACAAACTTCAACAGATAAAGCAACCATATATGGAGCTGATTTGGCACTAGTGGACGAGAACGGCGTTCGAGTACATTTTTGGATACAAGACAATTTTTACAATGCCGCAGTTACCAACAATAACAACGGCGAGTTAACATTGTTCAACAACGATCCAGAACTGGCACACCGACACTGTGGATTTGTACAATGGAAAAACTATCATTTTATACGTGGTACTTTGAACAAGTGCGGTCCTGCCCCATTGTTTCCTGAGTTTGATCAACAACATCCACTGGCCATCAGCTCAGCTGATCGTGAACTGATCAATGCATATCGGCCCTACATCATAGATCAAGTGGAACAGCAAGGCACTGATATTCTAAAGACAATTGACGACATGCTGCCTCAATGCAAATTTTGCCCAGTGCCTGCAGATATGAAATATCGACAAATTCATGCTACACTGAAAAATAAAACAATTCCTATATCGCAAATCAAAGCAAAAGAACTGCAGGAATTGCAATAAATACAGGGACTTGGAGTCCCACATGCCAGAACAGCAACAACAATCACTGCCCACACTGAAGCAGAACTTAATCGAATATGTCAAGCTACAGTTGGGCGGCGACATAATTGATTTAGAATTAGACCCCTCACACTACGAAGCGGCTTATCAAAAAACCATTGGCACTTACCGCCAACGAGCCAACAATGCCTATGAAGAAAGCTACAGTTTCATGCAGTTGGTCCAGGACGTTAACATTTATGAACTGCCACAAGAAGTCATAAGTGTGCGACAAATCTTTCGCAGAACATTTGGCGACAGTTCAGGTCCGTTTGCATCAAACTTTGATCCGTTTGCACAAGCTTCGGTCAACGTTTATCTAATGAACTTCAACGTGGCAGGTGGCTTGGCCACTTACGATTTCTACAGTCAATACATTGAACTGGCTGGTCGTATGTTTGGCGCATTCATGGCCTACACATACAATCCCGTGACAAAGAAACTGCAACTGATCCGTGACCCCAAAGGCTCAGGCGAAACTGTGTTGCTGTGGAGTTATAACTTGAAGCCTGAATTTAACTTGTTGAGCGATTATCAAATTAGTCAATGGATCCGTGATTACATGGTGGCCAACTGCAAAATGATCATTGGCGAAGCACGTGAGAAATTTGGCACCATTGCTGGACCGCAGGGCGGCGGAACCTTAAATGGCGCTGCCATGAAGACTGAAGCACAGACTCAAATGGACGCTCTCATTGAACAACTCAAAATGTACGTGGACGGTTCACAGCCACTCACCTGGGTCATTGGATAAGGAATTGACAATAATAAAAGATGTATTGATTGTAGGGTGCAGTTTTGTTCATGCCTTGCAGAATATTAATTACTCAAGAATTGATCGATACGGATCTTGTGCGGCATCAAATACCAGCATTGCGTCAAGAGTAATGTATCAACTTGCCCAGCAAGAATATAAAAAAGTAGTTGTAATATGGTCCGGAATTAATCGACTCAGTGTCCCGGTAGATGTTGAGTTACACAAGTTATACCAACTTGATAGGGATCCTTACACGTTTTATGACAATCAAGATCCAATGGTATGGTATCACAGCGGTGGAATACTAGCCGCTGAGGTTCACTCAAATATTCCAAAGTTTATTAAAAACTATTTTAAAGCTCAATATAAAACAGTTTCTCCTCGTTACTTAACAGATCAAACATTACAAAACATTATTGGAGTTCAGTCGTTGTTGGAAAATAAAAAAATCAAGTACGAGATGAACTTTATATACGATATACACAAAGATTATTCAACATTTAGATGGGGATACTCATTGGGAAAAATTGATACCAGTTCTCCATTGTATACCGCAGTGAACTGGGATAAGATTACTCAACACACCAGCCTATATGAATGGGCAAAATTACACGGTCATCTGGCAGATGATCAGTGGCATATTACGTCAAACGGAATGATCAAATGGTTTGAGTCTGATTTGGGAATAGACTTACTCTCTTAGATAGACACGTATCTAATATCCTGCTATAATCAATCATGGACTTGATGATTGACATTGAAGGTTTGGCCACAGGCCCTGAAGCAACAATCTTAACCATTGCGGCCCAGGCGTTTGATCCTCTTGGCGCTGGCTACTACAAACAGCAGTATTATGCCAGGGTTGATCTTGAAAGCCAAGAAACACGTACCATTGAACAAGGCACTATTAATTGGTGGGCCACTCAAGGCGCCGCACAAGACGAAGCCTTTGCAGAAGATGGTCGTATACCCTTGGACCAAGCACTAGATGAATTGCACAAGTTGTGTTGGAAATGCAATCGTATCTGGATGAACGGACCCACCTACGACGCCAACATACTTGAGCATGCTTACAAGAGTTATGGTAAGCCTTTACCTTGGCAATATTATAAGATACGTGATGCACGAACAGTGTACAGTTTATATCCAGGGTTGCCCAAACCTGCGACCAGCCACCATGCGCTGGAAGACTGCCGCAGACAAATCGACATGCTGCAAGCCACTCTTAAACATTTAAACGTTACTGAATTGGCCTAATCCAGTTTCCTGTGCCTTGCCAGGGAAATTTGAAAACAAAATCTTTTCCGAATTCACCAGGTGGATGATCCTGTCCATGAATGAAAATTTCATGGTCAAAGTCGGCATGCCAATCACCGTTGATATCTATTTTAAATAGGTACCTGGCTTTGTAGTAACTGTTCATCCTTGGTAAATTAAATACGCCTAGTTCTTGTGTGTCGTACTCAGGATCAAATTTTAAATCTAATTCATATGGACCCAAGGCCAACCATAGCACTCTTAGCAAAGGCCAAATTTCGTTGACCACAGTGGCATTCAATGGATGGTCAGTTATTTTGATAATATCAAAATCAAACTGTTCGTAAGGTATGTCAGTGATAATGTTTGCTGGATCATATGTTAATGTATAGTGCTCGGGCTTTTCCAGGCCTGGCCGCTCATTCATAGTATGAAAACCATGTCTGCGATTTTTTATCAAATGGTTCAAAATAACATTGACACATTTATAACGTATCAACCGTTGAAAAATAGTGTTGGTAAAATCATTACTACGCCATTGATGAGTCATTTGATGCTCTGAAATTCCAAACTTTGATCGTTCATAGTTCAATGGAGTATCCATGCCAATTTGACAAGTACCAAAACTCCGACCAAATATGTTATAATTTCGAGTGCGCCATAGCAGTGTCATGGTATCTGCTACATCATTGTAGCCTTCGCCAGGGAACCCCACAAACCAATTGGTGTGACACTGAATGCCTGCCTTTGTAAAATCTTTTAAGTTTTGTTCAACTGCATCTCTCTTAACATTCTTTTTCATTAGATCAAGCACACGCTGGCTACCAGATTCGATACCAAAGCTCAACATGCCGCACCCACCTTTTTTGAGAATTTTGATATACTCGAGATCCATTCGCCCGTCACATCTTGCATATCCCATCCAGTGCAAGTAAATTTTACGGTCAATTAATCCTTGGGCAAATTCTTTTAATTCTTTTAAATTGCCGTTGACCAAGCTATCAATAAACCATACACTGGTAATTCCAAGGGTGTTGTATTGATATTCCAGTTCATCTAATATGTTGGTTGCTTGCCTACCCCGATATCTCCAAAAAGTGGTTTCGCTACAAAATTGACACTTTGCCACACATCCTCGACTGAGTTCGGCACTCACGCCTTTTTGGTTATACATTGATAGATCAAAATCGCTGTAGTCTGGGTATGGTAAACTGTCAAGATCTATTCTGATACTTTTGTCATGCACTAGAAATTTTTCATCAATCTTGATACCAGATTCAATTTTTTCCATTAAATCTAAGAATACCACTTCTCCTTCGCCCACTACAATATGATCTATTATGCTGGTATCTTCAATTTTTTCTTGTATGGCAGTTGGACCACCTGCAATTATAACAATATCAGGTAAAAGGATACGCAGTTGTTGAATCATCCATTTTGTGGCTTTGTTGGTAGTGGTAAAAATACTAAATCCCATGACATCGGGTTTGAATGCCACAATTTTTTCCAAGTATTCATTCAACAGGGGTTCGATCATTGGATGTATTTCGGTATAATAATCATCGTTGGTCCACTTCCAATCCTTGTACCCGCCCCAATAAGTTTTGTCAAATTTTGAATAGCATGCGGCATTTATATCATATGACACAGTTGCAAATCCACTGGCTCTACTGAGTGCAGTGATCCTGGCCAAGTTATATGGAGGAATGTACGGGGCCCACTCAGGCAGTAGAGCCAATGCCAACCGTGTTTTTCTAGTAGATTGATGATTGATAACAGGTTGAATGAGATTTTTTTGTGGTGTTGATTTTCTGAGATTGGCCAGCTGCAATGCCTTGAGCATGGCCATATCCCGAGCGCCACCATCGGTGGTTTCAACTAATTTTGTGAGATCTGGAGCAGCCGCAGACTGTATATCAAAAATCTTATTATTCATAGCGTATTTACAGCAATTGGATAACTATGATATTGTTTCTTTATTTGAAAGATGTTAATATACACTATGAGTAAAATTATTGGCGTTTGTGGATTTATTGGTTCAGGCAAAGATACCATTGCAGATTATCTTGTAAATTTACATCACTTCCGTAGAGAAAGTTTTGCCAACACACTCAAAGACGCTGTGAGTGCTGTGTTTGGCTGGGACCGGACCATGCTGGAGGGCCGCACCAAGCAAGCCCGTGAATGGCGTGAACAAGTGGATCCTTGGTGGGCCGAACGTCTGGGAATACCACACTTGACACCACGTTGGATATTACAAAACTGGGGCACAGAAGTATGCCGCAAAAATTTTCACGATGACATTTGGATTGCCAGCTTGGAAAACAAACTACGTGCCAGCACCGACGACATTGTTATAAGCGACTGCAGATTTCCCAACGAAATAGCAGCCATCAAAAAAGCTGGTGGGCGGGTGGTGCGTGTGGTACGTGGCGCTGAGCCTGAGTGGTATGGCGCAGCCGTGAGCCGCAATCGTGGACCCAACGGCAACTCAAGCTGGGCACTCAGTGGCAGGAAACTAGAACAACTGGGCATTCATGACAGTGAAACAGCCTGGGTAGGCACACGATTTGATGCTGTGCTAGACAACAATGGTACCTTGGAAGACCTATATCAGCAGGTCAAGCGTCTGGCTCAAGATCCCCCGGCCGCCAAATAGTTTCAACACGTGAAATTTCTTCCACACAATTCCTGCACACTGTGCGAAGATTTTTCAAAGCTGAATTGTTGAGATCTCCATCCACATGATAAACCAGCAGTTGACTGATAATTCTAGCCCTGAACCCACATCGATCACATGTGGGTTTTTTCTTGTATCCTGAGGATTGCCAACGAGGCACTGGCGGCTTTAGTTTTTTTCTTTTTTTGATGCAAGTGGTACACTGAGATCGATAATACACTCGATCGTATTTGTGGTAAGCAATGGCTCGGTGCCGGATTTTACAAACGCTACACATGGGTCTCATACGGTTATTTATCATACGGACCTATATATAGGCCGCCGTAACACACCTTTTTTTGGATATACCTATAAATATCTACAACTTGAAAAGGAAGCAATCATGGCACTAACATCACCAGGCGTAGAAGTAGTAGTAATTGACGAAAGTCAGTATATCCCTTCTGCGGTAAACACAGTACCCTATTTTTTAATCGCCACTGCACAGAACAAAGCTGATGCAGCCGGCGTAGGCGTTGCAGCCGGCACAACTGCTGCTAATGCAAACAAAGTTTATCTCATTACCAGTCAGCGAGATTTGGCAGCCACTTATGGTGTGCCATTCTTCTACAACACCACAACTGGCACACCTATCAACGGATACGAACTCAACGAATATGGTTTGTTGGCAGCGTATTCTGCACTGGGAGTTACAAACCGTGCATATATTCAACGTGTGGACATTGATTTGACAGAACTCACTGCAAGTTTGAGTCGTCCCACAGGCAATGCCAACAATGGTTCTTATTGGTTGGATGCCAGCACCAGTCTTTGGGGCATTTTCCAATGGAATCAAACCACCGCTGCATTCACAAATCAAGTGCCCATGGTACTCACCAGCACAGCTGATGTTGTAGATGCGGCCACTGAAGACTACACTCCTTTGCAAACTATTGGTAGCATTGGTGACTATGCAGTCAGCGCAGTCAGCACCGACAATCAAACATATTACAAACGCGGTGGCCCTACTGCTACTGAAACTAGTGTCACCGCATTGAGCAATCTTTACAACACCTGGGTACTGGTGGGCAGTGATAATTGGAAAACTTCTTGGCCCGCAGTGCAAGGAACAAATTCAGTTAGCGTTGCATTGACCAATGGTTACAACATGTATCTCAATGGTCAGTTGGTCACAGTTGGCGCAGGTGGTACGGCACTTACTGTTGCTGGATTTGCAACAGCCATCAACAATGCCAACATCACAGGCGTGTATGCAGCCTCTATCAGCAACAAGCTCACAATTTATGCTGATTCAACTGCAAGCAACGACGGATCAACTGCTAACGGTGGCGTTGTTTCAGTTATTGCTGGTCCCAATGGTGGTACTTCTTTGTTGACAACATTGGGTATTGCAGATGCTGAATATCGTGCTCCAAGTTATTTGCCAGGATACAGCTATCAAGCACCACGTTGGTCATCAACTCAACCACAACCAGCACCCACAGGTAGTGTGTGGCAAAACATCAGCTCAGCAGGCAACGGTATGAGTTTGAAAGTCAAAACATACAGTGCCGCATTGGATACATGGGTACCACAAGTCAGCAACGTTTACGGCAATGACGCTGAAGCCAACTACACACTTGACCCCACAGGCGGCGGCAGAAACATTCCAGTAGGCACAACTTATGTGCAATGGGGTGTATTAGACTATGTTGATAACCAGCCCGTTTCGGCTTTTACTTTGCTTGAAAGAAATGCTCTAGGAGCCACTGTAATTACAGGTGACACTGTGCCTACCACCTTTATAAGTGGTAACAGTTTTAACTTGGCTGCTTCCCAAGCCGGCTCATCTGCATACATTGACTATACAGTGACTTTGGCTGGCACAACAGTCAGTGCATTTATCAATGCTGTGAGCGCTGCCAACATTCCTTATGTTAGCGCATCTGTTAATACTGCTGGTAACATTGTGTTTACACACAGCCAAGGTGGATCAATTTATTTGTTGAATGTCACTGGCACGCCAATTACAACTGCAGGCTTTACATTGAGCACTACCAATGTAAGACAATCTTCCTACAATGCCACTGAATTGGTTTTGAGTAATTGGGTTACCGCACCTGAATTCACTTATACTGCCAGCGACACTGCACCAGATCAAAATCCTGCAGACGGACGTTTGTGGTATTACAGTTCAGTGGATGACGTTGACATCATGATCCAAGAAAATGGAGAGTGGATGGGTTATCAAAACGTAACCAACGACACACGTGGCTTTGATTTGACATTGACCAATGCATCTGGTCCTATTGTTGCAGCAACAGCACCTACCACACAAAACAACACAGCCGAAAGCCCATTGCAATACGGTGACTTGTGGATTGACAGCAGCGACTTAGAAAACTATCCCATGTTGTATCGTTGGGAACAAGTCAGTGGTGTTGATCAATGGGTGTCAGTCAACACTACAGATCAAACATCATCAAATGGTATTTTGTTTGCTGATGCACGTTGGGCACCAAACGGCACAACAGATCCAGTGGCAGATCCATTCCCGACCATTGTGAGTTTGTTGACCAGTGACTATTTGGACTTGGATGCGCCTGATCCTGCACTGTACCCCCAAGGTATGTTGTTGTGGAACACACGCCGTTCAGGGTACAATGTCAAGAGCTTCCAATTGAACTATTTCAATTCAACCACATTCCCTGATGATATATTGCCCACAGTGACCAACACATGGCTCACAACGTCAGGCAACAAAGCTGATGGTGCAATGTATGCTGGTCGTCAGGCACAACGTGCATTGATTGTGGCTGCAATGAAATCAGGTCTTGATACAAGTTTAACAGCAAGAGAAGAGCAAAATCAATTCAACTTGATTGCGGCTCCTGCTTATCCTGAACTGGCACCAAACATGGTTGCACTCAGCAATGAACGTGCCAACACACTGTTTGTGGTGGGTGATACTCCCATGCGTTTGGCGGCCAACGGAACTGACCTGGTCACTTACGCCACAGACAACGGTGGATTAGGATTACCAACAGGAGATGGATTGGTCATTGGATCGCCTTACTCTGCTGTTTTCTATCCTTCATGTCAGACCACAGACTTGTCAGGCAACATAGTTGTACAACCGCCAAGTCACATGATGATACGCACAATCTTGCGCAGTGATGCTGTGAGTTATCCATGGTTGGCTCCTGCTGGCACACGTCGTGGTGTGATTGACAATGCCACAGCAATTGGTTATATCCAATCAGCCACTGGTGAGTTTGTACAAACCGCCATTGGACAAGGCTTGCGTGATGTGTTGTATTCATACAATATCAATCCAATTACATTTATTCCAGGAGTTGGTATCACTAACTTTGGTAACAAAACACGCCAAGCCACCAACACTGCATTGGATCGTATCAACGTTGCTCGACTGATTTGTTTCTTGCGTGGTCGCTTAGAAGAAATTGGCAAACAGTATTTGTTTGAACCCAACGATCAAATCACACGCAATCAGATCAGCAATACCATCAACAGTTTGATGATTGACCTTGTGGCTAAACGTGCCTTGTACGATTACTTGGTGGTGTGTGATTTGAGCAACAATACTCCATTCCGCATTGACAACAATGAACTATGGGTTGACGTAGCTATTGAACCAGTGAAAGCTGTGGAGTTTATCTATATTCCACTGCGCATCAAGAACACTGGAGAAATCAGCGGTGTGGCAGCATAATGAAACGGGGGCCTGATTACCAGGCCTCCATTTCAGGTAAATAAACACAACAGGAGATATAACAAATGCCATCAGCATCACTAAACAATATGACAGTACCATTGGCCAGCGATCAAAGCGCTAGTAGCCAAGGTCTGTTGATGCCCAAACTCAAATATCGCTTTAGAGTGAGTTTTGAAAATTTTGGACCACAAAGTGCAACCCCAGTAACTGAATTAACCAAACAAGTGATAAGTTTTACTCGCCCTAACTTGACCTTTGAAGAAATTGCATTGCCTATTTACAATTCAACACTGAAACTGGCTGGACGTCATTCATGGGCCGACTGCACATGTTCAGTGCGTGATGACGCTGGTGGTAACATTACCACTTTGATCGGACAGCAAATGCAGAAACAAATGGACTTTTTGGAAATGAGTTCGGCTGCATCCGGCATCGATTACAAATTCACAACCAAAGTTGAAGTACTTGACGGCGGCAATGGTGCCACTGCTCCAGTGGTATTGGAAACATGGGAACTGTATGGTTGTTACCTCAAAGGTGCCAACTACGGTGACTTGAACTACGGCACTAACGAAGCAGTCACAGTAGAAATGACCATTGCTTACGACAACGCCAATCAAAGCCCAACTGGTGTTGGTGTTGGTACAGGATTTGGACGTACTATTGCAGGTGCTGTTACAGGTGCCGGTCAGGCTTAAACATGTCAAATTTTGGACAAGACTTCCTCAAAGGGGTCACCCAAGGGATTGACTTCAAAAGTTTTGGCAAAAATGTAGTCGAAGGATTCATAGGCAACGATGTCTTGCGTGATTACACTCACGCAAGCAAAACTTTTACCACCAACGCCTACGAACTCAAACCAAGATTTAAGTTTTTATTTCATGTCAGCTTCACGCTGAATGTCACCGAGATTCCTTATTTGAATGGTGCATTCAGTGCCGACGATCAAATGAATCTCAGTCTCACAGTAAAAACTGTTGACCTCCCCAAGTTTACCATCGAAACTGACACACTGAACCAGTACAATCGCAAAAGAATTATACAGAAAAAACTCAAGTATGAGCCAGTGAATATAACATTTCATGACACCAGCAATGATTTGGTGCGTAAAATGTGGTATTACTACATGAGCTACTACTACAAAGATCCATCAAACCGATACCTAGATCCCAACAACAACAATGGCACCAATGGTGCCAGTAGCTTGCGACAAGCAGGCTTTGGCTACAACGATCGAGACATCTACGACCGACAACGCATTGGCAATGTCAACGACTGGGGTTACATTGGCGAAGCCTACAACGATGGCAACACTACTGGTACCACTGGCAAACCCCCATTTTTCAGAGACATCAGAATTTACGGCATGGACCAACGCAAGTTTGCTGAATATGTTTTGATCAATCCATTGATTACCAGTTGGTCCGGTGACACATACAGTTATGCCGAAGGTGGCGGCATCATGCAGAACACCATGACCGTAGACTATGAAACAGTGAAATACTATTCAGGTGCTGTAGGCTCGGCACAATCTGGCGGAGATCCAAATGTGCAAGGATTTGCCACTGATGCACACTATGACAAAACAGTCAGCCCCATTGCTAGGCCTGGCGCCAATGCCACAGTGTTTGGCCAAGGCGGCCTGTTGGAAACTGGTGCCGGAATCATTGGCGACCTGCAAAGTGGTAGTGTGCTGGGCTTGATTGGTGCCGCGCAAAAAGCAGCACGTCTCAATCAAACATTCAAAGGCAAAAATCTTGGCAGCCTGGCTGCCAGTGAAGCTGTGAGACTAGGAACACAAACCATTCAACAAGGTGTCACACCAGGTGGTGTCAGAGCAGTGGCCAACAAAGTTGATGGATGGATATTCCCCACGCCACAAAACACTGGACAAAATGGATCAGCTCAAGGCAGAACCAATCCCAACCCATTGACAAATCAGAGATGAGTACTGTAAATTACACCAATCCCAACACAGACTTGTCTGTGAGAATTTTTGACAGCTTCTATGACTATGATGTCAATATTCCCGCTGACGAATATGATGTGGTACACACTTATTTTTTAAGTGTGATGACCACCCGGCAAGCTGCTGGAAACTTTACTGTGAGTTTGTTCAGAGTAGCACAAGACACTGGCATTAACCCACTGACATTGTTGAAAGAATTTCAAGGTCTCAATGGCACAAATCTCAGTGCAAGTTTAGCCTATTATCTCAACAGTATTCGCAGTAGAGCTACACTGTTGGGGGTTGGAGCTCCTGTGACTCCAAACTTTTATCAGGCTAGAAATGTATTGGTATGAGTCACTGGGCACAAGGACCGTACACAGTAATTAACCGCGAAAAATACGTGGGCAATGGCACACCACGTTATAGATCTGGGTGGGAACTCAGCTTCATGAAGTTTTGCGATAGCAATGATCATGTGTTGCAGTGGGCAAGTGAGAGCATTGCTATTCCGTATCGTCATCCACTCACAGGCAAGATGACACAGTACATTCCAGATTTTTTGATCACGTATCGTACCAGCAACAACACAATCAAAGCCGAGTTAATCGAAATCAAGCCTAAAAAACAAAGCGTGGTAGAATCAAAAATGAGTGCCAAAGATCGTGCTGTAGTGGCAATAAACTACGCCAAATGGGATGCAGCCACCAAATGGGCACGCCGCAACGGGCTGATGTTTAGAGTCATCACTGAGAACGATATGTTTCACAACGGCCGAGCTTGACCCATAAATAGGGCATGACTCGTAAACTGGAAGAACTATTTGATTTGCCCACAACAGAACAGGCCGAAGTAGCAGCCGCAGTTGATGCCATCAGTCGTGACGATGTGCGCACTCAACTACAAACCCTGGATGAAACCATAGACAAAATTGATTCTGCCTTGCCCGGAGTGCGTGGCCTAGAAGCCAATGACGAAGAAATGGACAATCTAGCAGACTTGGCCAAAAGCAGTTACAATGATCTCATGGATCTTGGTATGCAAGTGGACTCAAGATTTGCCAGCGAAATCTTCAGTGTAGCCAGCAACATGTTGGGACATGCCATCACAGCAAAAACAGCCAAGATGGACAAGAAGCTGAAAATGATTGACTTGCAGTTGAAGAAGATGCGGCTGGATCAGCAACAAAGTGTGATAGATGCCAAGGCCGCAGATGCCGGCGGCGAAGCCATGCAAACAGCACAGGGCATGGTGCTGAGTCGCAATGATCTGCTGGAACGACTGTTGGCCAGCAAAGATCAAAAAGATAAAAAAGAATAAATATGTTACAGGAACCTGATATGAAAAATTTTGCCCATTACCTAGCCGAAAGCGAACGTACCTACAACTATCGTATCAAACTGCTGGGTAAACCACCTGGCGATTTGGTGTCGCAGTTGAAGAAAAAGCTGGATCAATTTGATCCTGTAAAGATGGGTGATCCCAAGACTACCCCTATACAGATCATACCCACTGACTTTCCCAATCACAAAAATGATTCGGTCACAATGTTTGATGTCAGTTTCAAGTATCCAGCCATTGAGCCACAGATCAAACAACTGGCACAGTTGTTGGGTTTTGACCCCAATCACATCATCATGCAGACCACACCACACGTGGATGGCCTGGTGGATGAGTACGAACAAATTGATGCTGAAAACAAAGACCTGTTGGGTGACACTGATTACCCTGCTCCTGACGCAGAACAACGTGCATTGAGCAAAGACTACTCAACTGGTCCTTATGACCATGCTGTGTTGAAAAATGCATACCGCAGTGACTTCACCATTGCTGGTGGTAAAACACCACCTGCTAAAACCACAAATGATATTGCTCAAGGCGATAAGAGCCCAATGACCAAGATCAATCGTCCACCCAAGCCAGCTACTGGCGCCAACCCAAGAGGATAATACAATGACATTTTTTTATGATTTAAACAAAAAGCTAGACAGCATTCGCGAAAAGCCTGAAGTCACACACAAACAATTGAATGAACGTGACGAAGGCAAGCCAGGCAAAAACTTTGCCAAAATTGCCAAGGATGCTGGTGACCGTTATGGCAGCAAGGCTGCTGGTGAACGTGTGGCTGGTGCTGTGCGCAACAAACTCCGAGATCAAGGCAAGTTGGAAGAAGAAGGCATGAGCCGTGCTGCCAAAGGCTATGAAAAGTACGGCCGAGAAGGCATGGAAGCCTTGGCCAAAGCCGGACGCGAAGGCAAATCTCTTGACCCTGTTAGAAAAAAATACGACAAGTATGACGAAAGCCAACAAGTTGATGAGATCAGTGATGAACTAGCAAACAGAGCCGCTCAAGGTAGACGAGACCAATTTGATGCTGCCAAAAAGAAAAGTCAGGCTGCAATCAATGCTGAACGAAACACTGTTGGCGGTTCTGAGGATGAAAAATGGGCCAGATGGGATAATTCTTTAGCTCTAAACAATGCTACAAATCAAGCAGGTGTAAAGATGGGTCAAAATATGCAGTTGCAAAAGTCCAGACTGGCACGTCAAGCTAATGCTGCTGTGGCTGAAGGTGGATCCTACTTGAACTATGCAGATTCCCATGATGAAAATGTTCGTGCTGGAAAAAAACCAGCTGCACCCACAGCACCAAAGCCACAAGGCGTAATGGACAAAATGAAAAGTGTTGGCAAGAAAGTTGCTGGCGGTATCAACAAACTAGTTGGCCATGGTTCAGATGAAGAGATGCGTAAAGACGTGCAACGCAAAGCAGGTGCCGCTGTCACAGGCAAAATGCCACAACAAGTCAAAGAAAAAATGTCACCAGCAAAACAAAAAAGTTTTGCAGCATTAGCACCTCCCACAGACAAAATTACTTTTGCTGACAAAATTGCCGGTGCCAAAAAAGAAGTTGACGAAATGCTGGGCCAAGTGGCTGCCGAAGCCATGCGCAATGCAGTCGGCGGCGGTCAAGGTCGTAATGCTGCCATGGACGAAGAACGTTCCAAAGGCACCGCGTTTGACATGAGCACACCAAGAGCTACCAAGCCCAAAGTTGGCAGCATTGAACGTGGTCACAAACACGACATCAAACACACAGCTACAGGCCGTATGGTCACACGTCGTGTAGACGACCAAGGCAACAGTGTAGGCGCTGATGATGATTCAGATACACAAGCAGGGCCACGTGGACGTGGCAGACCAAAAGGCACTAAGGGTGCTATTGGCGCCAAAGGACCCAGCGGCCGGTCAAAGTTAATGACCAAAGAAGGTGCAAATCAAGGCCAAGCACAACAAATTGTTGATGATCTTGCTGAACTCCGAGCAATGGCAAAGCAAGCACAACGTGGCGGCGAATTTCCACAAGGATTTGCCAGTCAGTTGGAGGTTGCACTGTATGCGGCAATGACATTGATCAAGAATCAACAGTCAGGCGATGCACAAGTTCGCGAAGAGTCTACAACCAAAAAAGACGACCGTGCTGAAAAGGCTGGTAAAAAGGTCACTAAAGACATCGAGTACGATGAAGGTCACAAAGGTAAAGATGACAACAAAGCTGAAAAGGCTGGCAAAAAGGTCACCAAAGACATTGAGTACGATGAAAAGAAAAAAGACAAAGAAGAAGAAGAAGTTGATGAGTCAACTACCAGTGGTTCGATTGCTACCAGCACTACCACCAAAGGCAGCAAAGGCGGTGTGTACGGCAAAGGCATTTATGACTCAATGAACTTTGAGTTGGAACAAATGATTGCTGAATCAATGAGCATTAACATGAGTGATTCAACTGAAGGCAACAAAAGCCTTACAGTAACAGCCACTGATGATGACGCACTGAAACTGGGCATGATGTTGAAAAATTCCGGACTGGGTGGCGGAGATTCACACAGTGGTGACATGCACTCACATGAAGAGTCATGCCCCACATGTGGCATGGAAGATTGTGGCTGTGGCGATGTGCAAGAAGCAGTGGACGAAAATGCACCTGACTGGCCCACAAACACAGAAACTTCAGACAATGCGATGCAATACTCGGGTGGCTTGAACAAGCCCAAAGCAAGTGGCATGGCTACTGTTCCTGTCACAGACGTTAGTGTAGATGGAGAAGATATGTTTGGAAAACAAGCCAATGAAGATGCACTACGTAGAATGATGGAAATGGCTGGTATCAAACAAGCTGAACTTGAGCCATGGAAAGAGACCATGAAGGAAACAGCCGACGACGTCTGCAATGATTGCCACAAAGATCCTTGCGAGTGCGATGAGAGTGTGGAAGAAAGCATTCAACGCATGCGAGAAATTGCCGGAATCAAGGAAGCCAAAAAGCCAGACTTTTTGGACATGGACAAAGATGGCGACAAAAAAGAGCCCATGACCAAGGCCATCAAGGACAAAGAAGAAAAGAAAGTTGATGAAAGCATTTTTGCTTTGACCAACCAATGGAAAGCATACCGGGGGTAAACTATGAGTTCAAACAACATGATGAGACCTTACAGTGAAGTGGCAGCAGAAATTGCACAGCGCAATGCCAACAACTATGTGCCACCTGCTGTGCCATCAGTGAAACAAACACCTGTGGAAATTCCAGGTGTTATGTATCAAGCACGAGAACTATTTCAACCCATAGTCTCCAACACTCAAGGTGACAAATAATGGCTGTTCAAGTAGTTAATTCAGCAAGCAACGTGGCCTGGACCGCAGACAAAGTAGAATTTGCCACCACCGCAGCCAATGTGACTTTTCAAGTTAGTTTGACTCAAACAACTTATCAACAGTCCAATGGCACACCGGCCAACACCAGTATGCCAACTGGCAACTTGTACGCCAATGCCATTGTTGTGCCAGGTAATTCAGTGCAAACATACTATGTGGGTGCAGGCAACTATCTAAACATTGTGACAGGCACTGGTTTCACTGCCACAGCAATGGGCACCACTACATCAGGAACAAGTGGCGTATACGGATCAACATCAACTTAATCATGAGAGCCACTGAGTTCCTTGTTGAAAAGCAAGAAGGTAAAATCCGACATAGATACCATCAGGCCACTCGTGGCTTGAACAAATTTCGTGATCCAGGTGGCTATGATCGTACCTATGAACTCAACCGCGTGATGATGGCAGTGGCCTGTGCTGACGGCACAGATGCTCCAATAGACATGGACTCAGCCAGTTGGGTGGGCAAATACAACACAGCACATCCCTACACTGACCAAGAAGCCAAGATGATGAAGCAGGCTTTCAAAGCAGTGGGCAGTGAAACACATGACATGAACCATGGGGACAATCGCAGTCAAGAACCAGATGACACCAACACCACCAGTCTGTTGAAAGCGTTCAAAGGATATCCCCGATGAGAGCTCACGAATTTCTTACCGAACAAGCAACGTTGCCTGCTGAACAAGCAGATCCCATGCGTTATACCTATGTAATTCCTGGCCTCAGTGCAGCCGATCCTTATCGCAACTATCGATTTGGTGTGGCCATGGCACGAGCAAGAAGTGATGCTGGCGCTGATGATCACTCAATAGATCCTTTTAAACCAGCCTGGAGTCCAGAAACAGCATTTGGAGAACACGGAGTGGTTGTGGGTATGAATAGCAGTATTGAGCAAGTTATTGATCAAGCATTGACAATGACCAACACTCCCGGCGGCAAAAAAATAGTAAGCACTCCCACAAGCACAGAACCCAACTTTGTTGATGTACAAAGCCCAGTAAAAGCCTTTGCTGGCTACCCTCGTTAAACTTCTCACCTTTTTATAATAGTCCTTGTTTCGCTAAATAAAGCAACTTAGGAATATTTAGATCATGGCTAATCCGCCTCCACCATATGACAACATCACAGGCATAAGCCGTGCTGTAATGAAGGACAACGCACAAGAAACTATTGGTGCATACAACGGTGTTGCACGACCCAGCGAACTTGTGGTTGATCAACTCACACAAAACTTATATGTGGGCAACACCAACGGCAATCTAAACTTGATAGCATTTGGCTCTGGGGTCTCAACTCCAACAGCATTTGACCCACAATGGACCGACGGCAGCAGCACCACTGCTGGTTCAACAGTCACAGCATCATACACATTGATGGGACCGCTGTGTTATTTTCAAATTTATGTAGACTTTGCAACCTGTACCAACTTTGGCACATTGGGGTATCAAATCACTTTGCCATTCCCGTCTGCGCAGACCATACGCATGGCCAATGGCACCTTGCATCAAACATCGGGCACAGGCAGTCCAGCAAATTTTCACATTGCTGGCATCACCGACATAGACGTCAGTACCACAGTTCACAAACTGTATTATTCAGGCAGCACCACAGACCTAGCCTGGAAATACAACACACCAGTCAACGCTACCAACACTGGCAGCCACTTTGACCTCTGTGGCATCTACCAAATAGCATAATATAAATACCCATATGAAAAAACTACTATTTGTGCTGTTGCTCACAGCCTTTCAATCAGCACAGGCCTGGGATCAAACTGCCCCTCTAGCAGTGGACCACTGTAAAGCCCACAATCCTTATGGTTGGGCACAGACTAGCAAACCGGTCACAGCCATTTGTCGTAGAGCATACTTTGTTGCTTATGATGCAGCCGCAAAGATTCCCAACTATGTCACATACACATTGACACCACCCAATGCACTAGGCTGCTGGCCAAGAACCAATGCGTTTGTGGCTGATGCTAGTGTAGCCAATGGACCACGTCCAGATGACTATGCTGGCACCGGCTACGACAAAGGTCATGCTGCACCTGATGGTGACTTATCATGGGACCAACAAGTGGAATACGAAAGTTTCTTAATGACCAACATGTATCCACAACTGGGTGGACTTAATCGTGGCATTTGGAAACTGCTGGAAACTTCAGTGCGTGGCTGGACTGTGCAACAAAATCAAGCCTACACAATCTATGTGGGTGCAGTATACAACACAGCCACTGATAAGAAAATTGGCAATGGTGTTGTTGTGCCACATGGTTTCTACAAGATTGTGATCAACAACCAAACAGGTGCCATGGCTGGTTGGTACTTCCGACACGAAGGTGGACAGGGCAATGATTTGACCAAGGCTCGTGCAGCCATATCGGCTATAGAAAACAAAGCCGGAGTGAAGTTTGCTTATCCTGCCAATGCCCGGGAACTGCCCATTGGCAGCGAATGGCCCGTGGACTTTGGCGCACTCACAACGGCCAAACGTGCCAAATGCAAAAACAGTGACTGAGCATGATTCACTATCACTTGTATCACGCCGCTTGGACAGCGGCGTTTGCATGGTTGATATGGCAACATGGTTGGATTCCGTTTGTCGTAGCGTATCTGGTCATTGGCACCATTTGTTTCTGGCGAGCCTGATTCACCGTAAATAACGCATGTCTAACTTTTATTGTGCCGCGCCCTGGCGGGGACTGCATATCAATCCCCGAGGCGATGTCAAAACCTGCTGTGCTGGTGACCCCAACATGTTGGGCAACCTCAATGATCATAGCATTGAACAAATACTCAATAGCAATTTAATGACTGAGATACGTGCCAGTCTCTCACAAGGACAAGCACACGAATACTGTTCAAACTGTGTGCGAGCAGAACGGTTTGGCGCAGACTCAGAACGTGCCTGGCACAACAATGTCAATCCTGACTTTGATTACAGCACCGCAGGCGATCAATACCATTATCCTGTGATTGTAGACGTGCGTTGGAATACCACATGCAATTTGAGTTGCAACTATTGTGGCGAAGCATGCAGTAGTAAATGGGCAGGAATCAAAAACATACCTTTTAAATCTGGTGCTAGGCCCTACTATGAACAAGTGTGTGACTTCATTGAACAACACTATGAACACATACACGAAGTTGCGCTAGTGGGCGGCGAGCCGTTGTTGCTGCCAGAGAACGATCGACTACTGGATGTTATCCCAGACACTGCTATTGTCACACTGATCACTAACTTGAATGTGGATTTACAAACAAACAAAATATTCCGTAAATTAGCACAGCGCAAAAGAGTTGGCTGGAGCATGAGCTTTGACAACATAGACCAACGTTTTGAATACGTACGACACGGCGGCAACTGGATGGTGTTGCAAGAAAACTTAAAGACCATACAACAGTTAATGAAGTCACAAGGACAGTGGGGCGGTGTTCATGCAGTGTACAACATGTACAATGCCACACGCATTTGTGAATTCAGACAGTTTGTGCAAGATGCAGGCGCCACTGTATTATGGCAAAACTTGTTTCAACCTGAGTACTTGGATCCGTTCCTGCACGGACCTGAGTTAGCTGATTTGGCTGCACAAGAAATTGAAAATTTCTATGCCATGAATATAGCAACACCAGCTGAACGCCAATTCTTTGATCAGGCATTAAATAATTATCGTGCAATAAAACAAGAACGTCCTGGGATAACACAGCAGTTCCGCCAGCACATACATGACAACGAATCCAAGTATCATACTGATACTGCTGGTAAGTTCAAACAGTTATGGCCTGAATTAGCAGAAAGAATATTGAATGATATCGCCACCAAATAAAAATTTAGAAACGGTGCTGGTCAAAGCACCACACCGTAAAGAAGTATACACTGAAGATGAACTACTAGAGTTTGCGGCCTGTGCTGACCCTGTCACAGGTCCATTGTACTTCATGGATAATTTCTTTTTTATTCAGCATCCCACACGCGGCAAAATGCTGTATCATCCGTTTGAATATCAAACCAGACTGATAGAAACCTATCACAACTATAGATATTCAATAAGTCTAATGCCTCGACAAACAGGCAAGTCAACTTCGGCAGCCGGGTACTTGTTGTGGTACGCTATGTTTGTGCCAGACAGCACAATTTTAGTGGCTGCACACAAATACACAGGCGCACAGGAGATCATGCAACGCATTAGATACGCATATGAACTGTGTCCCAATCATATTAGGGCCGGTGCCACTAGTTACAACAAGAATTCACTAGAGTTTGAAAATGGAAGTCGTATTGTGGCACAGACCACAACTGAAACAACCGGACGGGGTATGAGTATTTCACTCTTGTACGCTGATGAGTTCGCATTTGTGCGACCCACTATTGCCAGGGAGTTTTGGACTTCTATCTCACCCACACTGGCCACAGGTGGTAAAGCTATTATTACAAGCACTCCCAACAGTGATGAAGATCAGTTTGCGTACTTGTGGAAAGGTGCCAACAAAACTGAAGATGAACATGGCAACACCACAACACTGGGCATCAATGGATTCCGTGCTTTTAGAAGTGACTGGCGTGAACACCCTGACAGAGATGAGCAATGGGGACTGGAGCAACTGGCACAACTAGGCGAAGACCGATTCCGCCGAGAGATGGAATGTGAATTTGTTATCAATGATGAGACCTTGATTGCTCCTACCAAACTGTTGGATCTAGAAGGGGTAGAACCCAATCGCCGTACTGGGCAAGTGCGTTGGTATAAAACTCCGGTCAAAGACAAGATATACATTGTGGCCTTGGACCCTAGCTTGGGCACAGGTGGCGACCCCAGTGCTATACAAGTGTTTGAAGCAGACACAACAGAACAAGTGGCTGAGTGGCGACACAACAAAACAGACATTCCCACACAGGTCAAACTGTTGGCAGACATTGTGAACGAGCTGTACGAAATCACCAAGGACGACAAAAAGATTTACTACTCAGTGGAAAACAACACCATTGGTGAAGCCGCGTTAATCTCAATCAACGAGTACGGTGAGGAAAACATAAAAGGGTATTTTCTATCAGACAATTCAGTCACAGGTACCACAGGGCGCAGATTCCGCAAAGGTTTTAATACCACCAACAAAGCCAAGCTCACGGCCTGTAATAAATTCAAAATTCTTGTGGAATCTGGGCGTATGAAACTGTACAGTAGGCCGCTAATCAGTGAGCTCAAAACTTTTGTTGCGTCAGGCGGCAGCTACGCAGCCAAACCTGGAGAAACAGACGATCTTGTGATGAGTTCACTGTTGGTCACACGCATGTTGATGATGTTGCAGACTTATCACGCAGAATTAGACACACAAATGAAAGATCACGGCGATAACATCATTGAACCAATGCCGTTCATATCAATGCTACGCTAAATACACCACTATGACAATGGAAGCATTACCTCAAGATTTAGCAGATTTCTTGGTCACAAAGAACTTTGACCCAGAATACTTTGACGAACAAGGCCAACCCGCTGAAGCAGGTGACGCCAAAACTATGAAATTTGACTATGTTGCTGGCACTGGCAAAAACTACGGAACAGCAGTGGTTGTGATTGCTGACAACGAGCTCAGCTTGTTCTACGGTGACAATCTGGGCAGGGGCATGGAGCCTGAAGACAAACAAGAGTGGTTTGAATTCTTGGAACAACTCAGCAACAAAGCAGCCAGCCATTCAGCAACCTGGAGCCCAAAGGATATCAATCAACTCAAACATACTCTAGCTGGCATTGCTGCCATCAAAGAGGGATTGTTTGAAGGATACTATGGCAACCGCAAGGTCAGCTACATGGGTGAACAGACTCAAGCCAGATTGGTAATCCAACACAATCGAGTATTAGGCGAAAATGACAAACGTTTCCGTTATGTAGAAAGTTTGTTTATTGAAACAGCAGATCAAGAACGTTTTAGACTGTCATTCAAAAGTCTAGCAGGTGGCCGAGCCATGTTGGAACATGTGCGCCAAGGCGGACGTCCATACGATGTACGTGGCAACCACATCACAGAGATTGTGAGCGAAATGGCTGTACTGAGTCGATTCAATCGTGCGCAACACAATCGTGTTTACGAAGGCGTCACCCAAGAACTGGTGGAAAGCGCAAAGCAATACTATCACAACCTACAAGAAACAATGAAGCATCTTGGCAGCTCACGTGGCTATCAAGCATACTTTGAAACCTGGGCTCCTGACCAAACCGGTGAGGCCGAAGCTCTGGTAGAAAATCTACGCGATTTGTTTGTGGAACAAACATTGGACGCTAGAATTGAAGCTGCCTTGCCCACACTGGCCAAGATACAACAACAAGGAAACAACATGAAAGAAGCACAAATTTTTGAAAACTGGATCAACAATCTCAGTGAAGGCACCTGGGCATTGCCAGACACTCCTGAATCACAAGAAAAACTCAACCAGCTGATGAGTGCTGAATTGATTGTTGGTCCAGATGCTACCAATGCCACAGAGTTGTTGTATGACATTGTGGGCGATGACGAGTTGTTTGACATACTAAACGACTTAGCCGATCGTTCAGAAGGCCGTGCCAATATTTGGGACGACTCAGATGTACAACGCAGACTGGCTGAACTGGGTATACAAACTCCTCAGAGCACACAAGCAGAACCGGCTGACGTGCCACAAGACACAGCACCGGCAATGAAAGAAGACTTTACTAGTTTTGGGGACAAACATACCGGTGCCTATAGAGATAATTTTGAACTTTGGATCACAACAAAAGGTTTATACAACTACGAAGATGAACTGTTGGGGTATTTTGATAAGTTTGTTGACGGTGGCGGATCACCAAGCACAGCCGGTCAACAGTCAGTTGAAACCTGGAAGCAGAGAATGAAAAGAGACGGCGAAAGTGTTCAAAAAACCGACGATGTGGCGGAAGGCGACAACATGAGTACATTTGTGGAAGATCGTGAATTGTCTACCATGCTGAAATATGCTGGCGTGCCCATCAAAGAAAATGTACTGACAGACTCAACTGGCAGCACCTTGGAACACATCAAAGACACATTCAAACGTGATGTCAAAGACTTTACACAAAACGGTGACATGAGTGATGCATTGTATGACGCACTGTATGACTACTATTTTGATGACATGCCTTATGGCACAAAGAAAGCCAGAGATGGCGACCCAATGGAGTGGGTGGCAGATCGCTTTGCACAAGACATTGATCTTGATGAAGGTTGGAAAGGTGCATTGGCCGGTGGACTTGCTGGTGCAGGATTAGGCAGTGTGGTCCCGGCACTGGGCACAATAGCCGGCGGCATTGCTGGTGCCTACGCAGGACACAAAATTGGTGACCAAGGAATCAGTGACCCAGACAAAGAATGGAAATCTCCTGAGCCAAAGAAACCAGTCGGCGAATGCAACTACACCATGGAAGGCGAATACTGCCCAGAACACGGTTTGGCCGAATGTGGCGGCATGTACGAGGGTGTAGATGATCCAATCAATTACAATGCAGCAATGACCGGAAGTTACTACGAAGGCAAAGAAACCGAAATACAAGAAGGCGATGCACTTCTGGCAAGAATAAAATCACTGGCTTTGCTCAGATGACATAAATACACTTGACACGTAGACAAGAAGCGCATATACTACTACAGTGTTTGCGCTTTTTTGTTTGTGTCACAGGCAACAGAGATCTAAACATTTAGATAGGCAACATAACATAGGCAACTTATTAAGGAGAAAAACTATGGCATCATTAGCAGAAATCAGAGCACGTTTACAGGCAGCAGAAGGCAACAAAGGTGGCGGACAAACAGGTGGAGACAATTCAATCTATCCACACTGGAACATGGAAGAAGGGCAAAGTGCAACACTGCGATTCCTTCCCGACGCAAATACCAAAAACACATTCTTCTGGCAAGAACGAGCAATGATTCGTTTACCTTTTGCTGGCATCAAAGGCGAAGGAGATAGCAAACAAGTGTACGTGCAAGTACCTTGTGTGGAAATGTGGGGCGAAGCCTGTCCCATCTTGGCAGAAGTGCGTACCTGGTTCAAGGACAAGAGCCTTGAAGAAATGGGTCGCAAATACTGGAAGAAACGCAGTTACATCTTCCAAGGCTTTGTGCGTGAGAACCCACTGAGCGAAGACAAAACACCAGAAAATCCCATCCGACGTTTCATCATCGGACCTCAGATTTTCACCATCATCAAAGGCGCATTGATGGATCCTGAGCTGGAAGAATTGCCCACAGACGTTTTACGTGGCCTGGACTTCCGCATCACCAAAACTGCCAAAGGTGGTTTTGCTGACTACAACACAAGCAAATGGGCACGTAAGGAATCAGCATTGACCGAAGCTGAACAGGCAGCCATTGCTACACATGGCTTGTATGACTTGAGCACATTCCTGCCCAAGAAGCCTGGCGATGTTGAACTCCGAGTCATCAAAGAGATGTTCGAGGCTTCAGTAGACGGACAGCCTTACGACACAGAACGTTGGGGCCAGTACTTCCGTCCTGCAGGTGTAACAGCACCTGGTGGTAGCGCAGCCAGCACTGATGAAGATGCGCCTGCAGCCAAGCCTGCACTCAAAGTGGCAGCACCCACACCAGCAAGTGACTTTGACGAAGATGACACTCCTACAGCAGCCGCACCAGTGGCCAAGCCTGCAGAAGCTGGAAAAAATGCCCAGGACATCCTGGCCATGATCCGTAGCCGTCAAGCCAAGTAATGCGCACAGCTCTGGACACAGAGCTGTTTCCAGATTGTAAAGTGGTAGAAATGCCACTTTACAATCAATGGATTTACTCGATTCAAAAAAACGGAAGCAGCAGTTTAAGAATTCAACAGTCAAGAGACAATCTTGCTGTGTTTGTCAACGACAAAATAAATGATCTTGACTTTGTAGATGTGTACATTAGAGAGCCCCGAGACAGATACATAAATGGTATCAACACCTATTTGCAATTTCTCAAGCGCGATCATCCTGAATTAGATTACAACACTGCGTTTTGGTTTGCTCGACGTTACAAATTTTTAAACACACATTACTTGCCACAATTTCATTGGATAGCAAATCTCAGCAGATATTTGCACAGTGGTGCAAAAATACGTTTTAGAAACTTTCAAGACTTTGGCAAAGTAGCTCGTATCAATGCCAAGCCCACTGGAGTCACTGCACCCAGTGATGATTTTATTAAAACGCTGTTTAAAGACGACGTGGATGTTGAATTTTGGTTGTTTCTGGATCAAATTTTATGGGACCTATGTGGTCAAGAATTGTCTTGGCAACAACTGTTAAATCATTATCAGGATCACCATCCTAATATTATAAAAAATGTATTGCCCAAGACTTGATCATTTTGTAAGATTCAACCCCAATGGTACAGTGAGCCGTTGTGGTCACATGACTCAAGCACCTGAGTTTTCTTCATTGGAAGAAATGGAACAAAGTATGTGGTTGCGCAATGCCAAATTGAGTTTTCACAAAGGTATTTGGCCCAGTGAATGCAGTAGGTGTAAACAAACAGAATCAATCAACAGTACCAGCATTAGACTCAATGCTGTGAGCTTTGATCAAAAACAAACCAGACAAGATTATTTGACTGTGGGCGGTGTGTTGGACAATGTGTGCAACAGTGCATGTCAAACTTGTAATGAAAATTTGAGTACAAAGATTGGCAGTTTAAAGTCTCGAGATCATGTTCGTATTGACAACAGCATTCGCTTTTGGTCATTGCCTCTGGATCGTGTGGTACACCTAGACATCAACGGTGGTGAACCCAGCGCCAGTAAAAATTATCGTCACATACTGAAAAATATTCCAGCCAATGTCACCAGTGTTAGAATCAACACCAATTGTTCTGTGGTAATGACCGAAGTTGAAGATCTAGTCAAGCGTGGTATCGAAGTCACAGTCACAGTGAGCCTGGATGGAATTGGTAAAAAACACGACTACATTCGCTGGCCCATTGCATGGGAAGAATTTGAAAGCAACCTGCTGGCTTATCAACACATGAACATAGATTTAAACACATGGACCACTGTGAGTGCATTGAACATTAGAGATCTAAAGAATATTTTTTCTTATGTACAACAGCATAAACTAAAACATTCTTGGGCGTTGTTAGAAAATCCACCGGTGTTAAATGTAAAATACAGCAACCATATGACAAGATCTGCAGATGTGCCAGATGAACTAAAGTCCGTTGTGGCTTCAGCAGAGGATAACACTGTTGAACTGCAATTATTTACACTGGCACAAGATCAGTTACGTGGCATTAAATTATGGGATTACTATCAATGAAAATAGCCATAACTGGACACACAGCTGGAATAGGACAGGCATTTGCAACTATTTTACAAAGTCGTGGTCATGACATTGTGGGATTGAGCAAACGAAACAGTGACAACATTAGAAATATTCCCAAGATCCTGGAAAAAATCACACCGTGTGATTTGTTCATAAACAATGCACAAGCTGGATATGCACAAACTGAATTGTTGTATGCAGTGTGGGAAGCCTGGCAAGATCAACCAGGCAAACATATTTGGTGTATAGGTACAATGATGACATTGATACCAGTTGCCCCACCAGTTGCAGGGCAAGGTGACATGGCCATGACCATGTATAGGAATCAAAAAAACACATTGGATGATGCAGTGGCTCAGTTAAGATACAAAAAACATTTACCAGTAATCACCATGATCAGACCAGGCAGTGTGGCCACACAACCTGGACAAACTGCTGAATGGCCACATTGCGATGCACATGCCTGGGCCAATACAATAATCACTACCATGATAAATGCCAACGAACAAAGCATGCTATTCAATGAGTTGGCATTGATGTCGGCAAAAAACAAGATACCTCTATAATGAACAGTCGAGAATATCTAACAAATCGTGCATTTTGCCCTGTGCCGTGGACCAGCATCATGTACAATTTTGATGGCTCAGTTAAGAATTGTATTCGCAGTGCCGCACCAATTGGTAATATCAGAGACTCTGATATAGAACAAATACTTGGCAATGATTATCTGATCAAAGCAGACATGCAAGCTGGGCAAAAGTTTGCTCGATGTAATCCCTGCTACGACCTAGAGCAAGAAAAAAACAATTTCAACATCATAAGTGATCGTGTGTTTTATCTCAAAGAATTGCGCGATGTCGATCACACCTTGTATGACACCATGAACTTTGCATTGCACACCGTGGACATACGTTGGAGTAATCTTTGTAATTTTGCCTGTGTCTACTGCAATCCAGATTTTAGCAGCAAGTGGGCCAGCGAGCATGGTGTTGTTATGCTGACGCCGGTAGATCAACAAGTTGAAAAATTCAAACAATACATTTTTAAACATGCACCACAACTGAAACATGTGTATTTGGCCGGCGGCGAACCATTATTGATGAAAGAGAATTTGGAATTTTTGGAGTTGTTAAAACAGGTCAATCCCAATGTGAACTTGCGTATCAATACCAATTTGAGCAAAGTAGACACTAAAATTTTTGAATTGATTTGTGAGTTCAAAAATGTGCATTGGATTGTAAGTGTGGAAAGTATGGAATCAGAATACGAGTACATCAGGCACGGTGGTTCATGGACAGATTTTTCGGCAAATCTCAAATCAATTCAACAGTTGCCACATAAAATTACTTTTAACATGCTACATTTTTTGTTGAATTACATGAGTATCTTTGAGTGTGTGGAATTTTTACAAAGCATGGGATTTCACGACAACAGTTTTGTAATTGGGGCACTGTTGAAGCCCGATTACCTAAACATTAGACATCTGCCAGAAGATGTGTTAAACTCTGTAAAAGATAAATTAAAACAAAAGATCAATCAACAACCAGGCTATCTGTTGGAGAATGGTTTTAGAAATGTGTTGGCATACTTGGATCAACCCATAGAGAAAAATTTGTCAAATTCATTTGAACAATTAAGTATCATGGATAAACGACGTAAACTAAACAGTAGAACAATTTTTAAAGACTTATACAAGGAAGAAAATCATGGGAAAACCATTTGACGTAAGCAAGTTCCGTAAGGAAATTACAAAAAGCATTGACGGATTAAGCATTGGCTTTAATGATCCAACAGACTGGATCTCAACAGGCAACTATGCGCTAAACTATTTGATCTCAGGAGACTTCAATCGTGGCATTCCCCTGGGCAAGGTCACAGTGTTTGCTGGTGATTCGGGCGCAGGCAAGAGTTATATTTGTTCAGGCAATATTGTTAAGAACGCACAGGAGCAAGGTATCTTTGTGGTGTTGATTGACAGTGAGAATGCATTGGATGAAGACTGGCTCAAAGCACTGGGTGTGGACACTAGTGAAAGCAAACTGTTGAAACTTTCAATGGCCATGATTGACGATGTGGCAAAAACTATTTCTACATTCATGAGCGATTACAAAGCCCTGCCCGAAGGCGAACGTCCCAAGGTCATGTTTGTGATTGACAGTTTGGGCATGTTGTTGACTCCCACAGACGTTAACCAGTTTGACGCTGGCGAAATGAAGGGTGACTTGGGTCGTAAGCCCAAAGCACTCACAGCATTGGTGCGTAACTGTGTCAACATGTTTGGCTCATACAATGTGGGTTTGGTTTGTACCAATCACACATACGCCAGCCAAGACATGTTTGACCCTGATGATAAAATCTCCGGAGGTCAAGGTTTCATTTACGCCAGTTCAATTGTGGTGGCCATGAAAAAGATGAAACTCAAAGAGGACGAGGACGGCAACAAAGTGTCAGACGTCAATGGTATTCGTGCAGGTTGTAAAGTCATGAAAACACGCTATGCCAAGCCGTTTGAAGGCGTGCAAGTCAAGATTCCATACACAACAGGCATGAGTCCTTATTCAGGCTTGACTGACTTGATTGAGAAAAAAGAGTTGCTCAAGCGTGAAGGCAACAGTTTAGTGTTTACCACCAGCGAAGGTGAAATTATCAAGAAGTTCCGCAAAGCCTGGGAAAAGAATGATGATGGTTGTTTGGACAAGGTCATGATTGACTTCAAGAACATCAAGACAGAGGTAAGTACAGCCGACACCGCGGAGGAAGAATAATGTCAGCAGAAGTAGCAAGCGAAATTTGGGGCGAGTTAAAACGATACGTTAATGTAGTAGATCGCATGGAGGCTGCCGAAAGCATTGTGGCCATCCTGATTGATCATGACCACGATGTAGACGAAATCAAAGATGCCTTCAAAGGCGATTCAGACATCAAAAAAGCCTTGACTGCATACTTGGACAACGACAAGGATTATGCAGAAGAAGAGGAAGAAGAGCTGGACGAAGAGGACAACTACAATCAAGAAGATGACTATTGAAAGAGATTATTATTGTTCTTACAAGTTTAAATATCTAAAAATTGATCTTGTATCAAACAAAACTCTTAATTGTCATGCGGCAAAATCTCATGCTATTGATTTTGCTTGGTTAGAAAAAAATCCAGGACAACTGTTCAATACTGATACAAATGTGTCTGAAAGACACATGATGTTGTTGAATCAACGCAATGCCAGTTGTGAACAAAACTGTTGGCCCCTGGAAGACAAAGGTGCAGTGAGCGCACGATTATGGCAACATGGACAAACAAAAACTCATACTGATGTTCATGCACAACCAGAAATACTTGAAATAAAATTAAACGATGATTGTAATTTGTCGTGTTCTTATTGTTGCAAAGACTTTAGCAGTGCCTGGCGCAGAGAATTAGCAGAGCAAGGCAACTACAGCGTCGACACCGGTGACGAAAGATTTCAACTGACACAGTACGATAAAATCATGATGAAAGTCAGCCAACGAGAAGTCAAAGGTACTTCAAAATTTCAAACGTTGATGTCTGAAATAAAAAGTTTCAGTCACGATCTCAAAGAAGTAGTTGTCACGGGCGGAGAACCTTTGCTGGACAATCAATTGTTTGATGTATTAGATGCGGTATCAGCCACATCAGCTGTGATCAACATTTACACCGGGCTAGGAGTGGAACTCCAAAGATTTCAACGCATGATAGATAAAATCAAACAGACACCCAACGCAATGATATCCATCAGCGCTGAATGCACGGACAAATTCTATGAATTCAATCGTTATGGCAACACATGGCATGAATTTTTAAATCGCGTAGAGATTGTAAAATCCAGCGGAATTGATTTCAGGTTCAGCACAGCAATTACCAATCTCACTGTCTTTGATTTGCCAGCATTTATTCGACAGTTCATTGATCAACGAATAGGATTGGTATTTGCCAATCATCCTTACATGATGGCACCTTATGTGTTAGATGTTGAAAGTAAAAAACTGATCTTAAAAGATATTCAGTCATTGCCAGATCATTATCAGGAACAGATTGCACAGTCTATACAGGCCGATCCCAGCGAATCTCAACGTCAACAAATGTCAGAATTTTTAAAAGAATATGTGACTCGTAGAAATCTTGATGTGAACATTTACCCAAAAAGTTTTTTAGAATGGTTGGACATACATGTGGTACAGTAAAGTTGTAGCAGATCTTGGCAATATACCTGACTTCATTGCACATTTTGAAAATGAACTGCAAGACGCCAAGCGTGATTGCAAGATTGGTGGCCTGGTAGAAAAGAACATCACCGCACTGCCAGGCATAACTGAACACAGATTTAACCAACTGCAAGAGATTGAAGCTGTGTTGAACTATCTCAACATACAACTGCGCAAAATACGCAGACGACATTTTCAAAAGTATCTAGAAGGATATGCCCGTGCGCTGACCAGTCGTGACGCTGAAAAGTATGTGGATGGTGAAGAAGAAGTTGTGGACTTTGAAACCATCATCAACGAAGTGGCATTACTACGCAACCGTTGGTTGGGCATAATGAAAGGCCTGGACACCAAACAGTGGCAAATGGGTCACGTGGTCAGACTGCGAACAGCAGGCATGGAAGATATCACAGTATGAACTCGTACATAGACAATCCGGATAAAGGTGCAGATGACTCAGCACAGTGGGCTAGAAAATGGACCACAGACAAATACATTGCCAAAAGACGTGCCAACTTTGAAACAGTTGATGCTTACTTGAATCAGCCCATTGGTCGATTGTTAGACATCGGCTGCGGCTTTGCTTGGGAATCACGTTGGTTTGGAGAAAAGTATGGCACCGAACTGTGGTTGCTGGATGGTGATCAAAAACAGAACACCAACAAACCCGACACTGCTTCTTATGGTAATTGGAATGAGACATCTGATGCACTGTATTTTTATCACAGTTTTGATTTTTTAGATGCCAAACTGCAAGAGCTTGGTACAAAAAATTACCACCTGGTTGATGCCAACAGCATCAACATACCTGCAGATGTTAAATTTGATGTAATAACTTCGTGGCTCAGTTGCGGACATCACTACCCTGTAAAGACCTATATTGATCTGATGAAAAAACATTCTCATGAACACACACGCATCATCCTGGACATACGATGCAAAGGTACCAGCACTAATTTTATAGGTGTGGACGGGTTTGAAATTGTCAATGTAGTATCAAACGCTGGCGGCAAAAAACGAGCCACTGTGGAAATAAAGTTGCTTTAAATGACTGATCAAGAACGCTGGCAAAGAGACTTGGCAGAAATGGAATTCTTTTTGCTAATATTCTTTATTGAAGCCTGGACGGGTTTTTGGTGGTGTGTGAGTCATGTCAGTTAAATATTCACATGAAAATTGTAATTGTCACGGGTGGATTTGACCCACTGCATTCCGGGCACATAGCCTATTTCCAAGCAGCCAAGGCCCTGGGGCACAGACTGGTAGTTGGACTCAATTCGGACGACTGGTTGGTACGCAAAAAAGGCCGACCATTCATGCCCATGACCGAGCGCAGAGCCATTGTGGAAAATCTCTCCATGGTGAATCGTGTGATTGAGTTTGATGACTCTGATGACAGTGCTCGGGATGCTATACGCCTGGCCAAATTGTACTATCCCATGCCTGGTGCCAAGTTTATCTTTGCCAATGGCGGCGATAGAACACAAGACAACATTCCTGAAATGTCAGAAATCAACGTGGAATTTGTTTTTGGTGTTGGCGGCGAAAACAAAAAGAATTCTAGTTCGTGGATATTGGAAGATTGGAAAAAACCCAAGACCGAACGTACCTGGGGTTACTATCGTGTGTTGCATGAAGTCGGACCTTATACCAAACTCAAAGAACTCACTGTAATGCCCAAGACCTGCTTGAGCATGCAACGCCATGACAGTCGTGCAGAATTTTGGTTTGTGGCCGAAGGCAATGCCACAGTGTACACACTAGATGAGGCCAGTACAGATCAAGAAGTCAAATGTCACTTGACTGTGCATGAAAACACATTTATTGCTGTAAATGAATGGCATCAATTGTGCAATGAAAGCGATCAACCGTTGAAGTTGATTGAAATCCAATACGGTGAACGCTGTGTTGAAGAGGACATTGAACGCAAACCATGACACCTATACCTATCTTTGTGGGTTACGATCCTAGAGAAGCTGTGGCATATCATGTGTGCGTGAACAGCATTATCAGACATGCCAGTCAGCCAGTGGCCATTGTGCCTGTGGCCTTGAACTTGTTTCAAGACTATGATGAAACACACACTGACGGCAGCAATCATTTTATCTACACACGGTTCCTTGTGCCACACTTGATGGACTATCATGGTTGGGCCATATTCATTGACGGTGATATGATTGTACGTGACGACATTGTAAAACTGTGGAATCTACAAAGTCCTTACAATGATGTCATGGTTGTCAAACACGATTACAAAACAAAGATGACTGAAAAGTACCTGGGTTCAAAGAACGAAGACTATCCAAGAAAAAACTGGTCAAGCGTGATACTATGGAACTGTAACAGTTATCCCAATCGCCAACTTACTCCTGAATTTGTGCAAAGCAAGCCTGGCAGTTTCCTGCACAGATTTAGCTGGTTAGATGATACTCGTATAGGCGAATTACCCCCAGAATGGAATTGGTTGCCTGATGAATACGGGCCAAACCCCGATGCCAAGCTCTTGCACTACACCTTGGGCACTCCATGCTTTGATGAATTCCATGATACACCACAAGGTGAAGAATGGCACCACGAACGCACACTAACCGATTACTGTCAGCAAAGAACACACAATGAATGATTGGGAACTGGAAGACGAAACATCATATCTGCCGCCAGCGAAGCCAGCGCCGCATGAATTTGATTTGTTACCACCTGAGGTTAAAAAAATACTCCATGACATAGTAAAGTATCGAGTAGACCCAGCGGGAGATTATTATGGTATGAATTTTGATGTGATAGCTGAAAAGATTCGTGCATTAGACACACAGGCCATACATGCCATCGAAAGCGAATACAGATATGAAAGAAAAGGTCACATGTACGATCCCATCTTAGAAAGTTTTGTGCGAGGTTGCGGTGGGCAAATAACCACCTGGAGCAAAACAGAGTCAATGCCTACTCCAATAGTGTTGCGAGGAATTACCAAACGCAAACAAATGGACGCATGCCGAACCATGGGCAAAGACTTTTATTATATAGACACCGGATACTTTGGCAACGGTAAGAAAAAACTTTATCATAGAATTACAAAGAATGATGTGCAAAATTTTGGACCTGTGATTGACCGCCCCAGTGATAGATTTGCCCGCACCGGTATTCAGCTCAAAAAAGTACGTGCAGATGGCAGCAAAATATTGTTGGCTCCGCCCAGTCAAAAGTTGTTGAACCTGTATGACATAGACCTTGAACAATGGTTACAACAAACACTGGCAGAAATCAGCGCTCATACAGATCGTGAAGTAGTGATACGCCGCAAACAAGGGCGCAGTGTTCGAATCAATGATGACACAATAGAAATGGCCCTGGACCAAGACATTTATTGTTTGATAACTTATTCCAGCATTGCTGCTGGCGAAGCCATACTGCATGGCAAGCCAGCTATCACACTTGGACCCAATGCCGCTGCCGCTGTGTGCAGTACTTCAATCTCTGAAATAGAATCAATACGACGACCCGGCCTTGATGAAATTGCAACCTGGGCACATCACATGGCCTACTGCCAATTTACGGAAGCAGAAATGCGCGATGGCACAGCTTGGAGAATATTGCAAGGTGGTTGATTGTGTGGTTTACATCAGTTCAGTGGCCAACGTTCGCAAACACACAAGAAAGATTGAATGCTTGGAAAGTTTTGCTGAAGGGGTACGTGCCACAGGCAATTCAGTTGTGACCGAATGGGAACACCGATACACACCCAGCCGACTGGCAGTGATGTTGGGCTGGGCCACCACAAACACAGGTGGTCGAAACATTGTGTTGCGCAAACAAATCATTGCAGATCAACGTCGACTTGGCAATCACACCATGTGCATTGACGCCAGTTGTTGGAAGTATCTTGACGAGCAAGGCAGTTATCTACGCTACAGTCTCAACGGACCATTTTATGACCGTGCAGAGTATGCCAATCGCAACAGCACTGATGCCAAATGGCAGGAAATAAGTCAGACCTTGGGAGTGACTTTGCAAGCACATCAGCGCAACGTCAACGGACACATACTGATCTGTATGCAACGTGATGGCGGCTTTGCAATGAAAACGCTGAGTCCCATGGATTGGTTGCAAAACAAAATACACGAGATTAGGTCAGTCACACAACGTCCCATACACATTAGACCACACCCCGGCAAATACAACATGCAAGACTTCAATGCGTACAGTGGAAGAGACGCAAAAAGACAAAGCATTACCTTGATTGATCCCAGTCGAAGCCGACTGTTAGACAATTTACAAAATGCACACTCAGCAGTGTTTTTTAACAGTTCAGCCAGTGTGGCAGCGGCGTGTGCTGGCATACCTGTGTTTGTGGATGATGCCAGTTGTGTGGCATGGACAGTGGCCAATCATGATATCGCCAAGATTGAAACACCTGCTGAGTTTTCTCGAGAGCAATGGATATATGATCTAGCCGCTGCTCATTGGAGTGATGAAGATGCACGACAGGGCCGCATCTATCAAAAATTCTTGCCTTATTTGACTTCCACAGTAACGTCATAGACTTGGCCCACGACGCCAGGCCATTTTTGACTTTTATCAAACACAGCAATTTCTTCTTTGACTATGGTCACATTCATGTTGGCCAACAGTTGTTTGCGCCACCAGTCTGGTGATTCCACAATCAAGTGAGCATTGCGACCATCAGGCAAGTGTTTTTTTGCAGGATAGCAAGCAATTCTAAACCATCCGGCAACAATTATTCGGTCACTGATCAACTGCAACGTGCTGGCCAGGTGTTCTGGTTCTATGTGCTCAAACACATCAGCACTGACCACTGCATCAAATGATCTTTTGGGCATGCGATTGTGTTCAGGATTTCCTGGATCGTAACCTTCCACACGTATGTTGGGATATGCTTGTGAAATACTGGCCATCAAGGCACCGTGCCCGCAGCCAAAATCCATGATACTGGTAGGCAGATACTGATCAATAAATGGGCTGATGGCTCCCAGCATTTTGCTACCTCTGACAAATTGTCCTTGGCTGTGCATTTTGGCCAGTTGTGCTTGATATTCAGGATCAATTATCATCGGTGATTTACTTCCACAAACTCATACTTACCAACAAATGTTTCTGGCACATCTTGCCAAGTACCGGACAACTGATCATCCATCCACTCTGGGTAGTAAGGTCGATCCTTGAACCACCAAAACAAATCACTGCCTGACCAATTGGCATAGTATTTTTTAAAAAATTCTCGTGTTCTGGGTTCACAAAAATAATCAGGGTCATACATGGTCTTTTTGTCTTTGGCTTGTCGTTGAAAATTTATACCAATAAAACAAAATTTTCCAGCATGTTGTTCTAACATTTCGCGGACCCAAGTCATATCGTCATCGGGTATACTGTTTAATACCTGTGTGCATATCACCCCGTCAAACTTTTTGTTTTTTGGAGGTTTCCGATTTAGTCCCTTGACGCATGGATCATATTTGAATACTTTGACCCCAAGGTATTGATCAAATGTTTGCCACTGGTCTATGGGCAACTCTTCGCCTGGTTCAGCACCATAAGGCAAAGGTTCAGTGTACTGTAATCCTTTGCCGCAGCCGTAGTCTAGTATGGTCTTGGCACCATATCGAACCACTAGGTCTTTGATCTTTTTTTGATATTTGATAACATCGTAGCCCGCCCAGCTTTTGTTTTCTTGTTGAAACTGAGTGCCCAGTTTGACACTTTTCTTGTAGTAAGAACTCACCGCCATCCCATGATCCAATCGTCACGCACTTGATCTAGTTTGATCATGCCCCATTCTTGCAACAGCGCCACTGCCGCAAACTGTCCGTATTGCTTGCTGTATGCATCATGTGGTTTTTGTTCTATCACTACTACAGGTCTGCAACGGCAAATGGTTTGTTCTGCACCTTGCAATATGCGATACTCGTAACCTTCGCAGTCAATTTTGATATAACTCACATCATGAAAATTCAGCGTATCCAGTCGAACCACTTGCACATCGCCGGTGCCCATGGTAGCAGGATCAAGATGGCTGTGTCCTGAATTATCTTCAGTGATGATCATGGTTCCTTGTGTGTCTTGATCGCCCAAGGCAATTGGTTGAACTTCAAAGTTCTTGCCTTGCACATTGTGCTCTAAACATTCTCTAAACACAGCCACTGGTTCAAATGCTATCACACGTTTGAAACTGCCAACAAAGTCGCGGCTCCACAAGCCCACATTGGCACCAATGTCCAGGGCCAGGTCTCGATTTTTACACAGTTCAATACTTCGTCGACGCACAGCAACTTGATATTCAGCTGGGAGACCTTTGTCCACACTTTTCTTCAACATTCGCGGAAGGTGTGTTTCAAAGTCCGGGAATTTCCATCCATAATGCTCAACCATTTAATATCTCCTCAGTTTGTTTAATTATACGTTCGGCTGTGCCGTTTTTGAATTCGCTGATATGAAACTGAGCATAGGCCAAGTGATTGGCCCAGGCCTGTATCTGGTCTGTATCTGGAAACCACGGTGTTTCAATTTGTGCTAAATCCAAATTGGCCACAGGACGAGCTGCATTGCACGGAGCCAGCACAAACACAGGTGTGCCAGCCAACACAGATTCGGTTGCGGCAATGCTGTTGAAGGTGACCACAGCGTGTGTATCAGTCATTGATTGCTCTACACGATTTGTTTTTCTTTCATTGCGGCTGCGAGTGCGTTCACGAACAACAATGGGTCGATCTGTGTGTTGTTTGATGGTGTCAATGGTTTGCGTGAGCCAGACATCTAATTCTATGCCGTAAAATTTGCAAGGCTTTTCATCAGGAGCAACAATCAGTATTGAACTGCCACGCCGCCGACGTGATATTTCAAGTCCTAGTCGGTGCCATCTATCACTGGCTCGGGGTATCACTTGATCGTGTTGCAAGTTGTTGGGCACAACGCGATGCCACAGTTTCCATCCATGTGGGTTGTTGAATCCTGGCCGATTGCCCAGGTATCCAGAGTCCATGTACCTAAATGGTCGCCCATCAGCCCAGCATTGTTTGATGATCTTGTGTTTCATTATGCCACGCAACATCAAGGGTTCTGTGCTGTCCTCATAGCGCCATGACTCCAATGGTGTGGGCTGTTGTCCTAGTCCATGCGCATACATGTCAATGTATTCGTCATCGCCATTCTTGCTGAGAAAAATCATCTCCAGTAACTTTCGTTTCTTTTGACTCGTAAATCAGATGACCGACTCTTACCCAGACCTTTGCGTTCGCCTTTGAGGTGATCAATATACGCACCCCATTCGCAATTGATCAGTGGATGACCTTCGCCCATTTGCAAGTGTGCTGTCCAATTTAGTTCACGCAAGGCGTGTCGTTTTCTCACTGCGTCAAACACATAACTGTCATGCCATTCGTCTAAAGTAAAGATTCCTTGGTCAGCATCATCATACATGTGTTGGAAATCTTTTAACCAGAATCGCACCGCGGGTTGAGTAATGTGCATGCCATACAGGCCACATTCGGTAAATTTTTTACTGCGTCCAGCAAAACAAAGATCGGTCGAATCTGGAAAAAACTCTGCCAACTTTTGAACAGTCATTGGGCTGTGGCACACCATGTCAGCATCCATCCAAATCAACCACTCTGTTGTGGCATGTTCAGCGGCATGAAATATAGCATACACTTTGTGAGCAAATCTCACAGCATGCCATTTGAATCCTTTGCCTGCATCTTTTCTTTTTGATCTAATAGGATCTGCTGTGACATCACCATTGGCCTTGGGCACGTTGCGCCAGGTGTTTTTAAATGCAACCAACTCAGGACTTGACCCTTCTAAATTCAACACCTCTAAATTGGGTGCTGTTTCGGTCACACGACAACCTTCAGCATACACTTTGAGCAACACATCTTGTGGCCATGTTTGTAAAAAAGTTTCAATCATACGCCGTCCGTATTTCTCATGACCGCTGGCATTAAAGGTGGTAACTACAGTGTATTTCATCGGTGTATTTACAGTGATCAAAACCATAGCCTATTTTCCTGCTCAGTGTGCAATGAATTCAAAATCTGTGATGGCAGCTTTTTTGGATTGTTGCCAAGCCGCGGGCATACAAACAAGAGAAAATGCCTGGGACGCAGATGCCGCTGTGATTTGGTCAGTGCTGTGGCACGGTAGAATGCGGCCAAACAAAGCAGTGTATGAGCACTATCGCAGTCAAAACCGACCAGTGATAATCATTGAAGTGGGGGCATTGTATCGTGGCGAAACATGGAAAGTGTCTGTGAATCATATTACCAGTGCAGGATATTATGGACATCAGGAAAACTTGGATCGCAACCGCCCTGCACAATTACGCATAAGTTTGGCCAATCAGACCACTCCGAGTCCCGAAATTATCATTGCCGCACAGCATCAACGCAGTTTACAAGTGGCCGGCATTGACAGCATGGAATCTTGGATACTGACGCAAATTCAACTGTTGCGAAACTCAACCGATCGTCCCATACGTATAAGACCACACCCAAGGTCACCCGTAAATTTGTCAAGGTTACCTGCAGGAGTCAGCATGGAACAACCAAGACCTGTGCCCAATACCTATGATGGATTTGACATGCACTTCAATTGTCATGCAGTGGTGAACCTCAATTCAGGACCAGGCATACAGGCAGCAATTTCAGGTTGCAGGCCTGTTGTGGATCAATCAAGTTTGGCATATCCTGTGGCAGTGGGATATGCGGACATTGAACAACCTTATGAAGTAGACAGGGAAGCCTGGTTGATCAAGATATGCCACACTGAATACACAGTACAAGAACTACGAGAAGGACTATGGCTAAAAAGAATCCAATCCGCACTAACAACATAGTCGATTGTGCGTGTGTGATACATAGTTCAGGATACAGTTGGACTTATGTAGAACACTTGTACAACATGTTGACACGTAATTTACCACAAGGCATAAGATTCCATGTGTACACAGAACATGATCGATCAGTGCCGCCGCACATGATCAAGCATTGCTTGACTGAGTGGGAAGGTATTTCGGGCCTGAAACGATCATGGTGGTACAAAATGCAGTTGTTCAATCCTGAACATCATCAAGGCAACATGTTGTATTTTGATCTTGATTGTGTAATAATAAATGATTTGAGTTGGATCACAGCGTTGCACACAGACTACTTCTGGACCATTAGGGATTTTAGATATTTACAAAGTGCTGGTTTTAGTGGAATGAACTCTAGTGTGATGTGGTGGAACGTGAACAAATTTGCACACATATGGCACGACTTTGAAAAGCTCAATGTCAACGATGTCACACGCCGGTACCAAGGCGATCAAGATTACATAGGTGCAGTACTGTCTCCCACTCAGCGTAGACATTTTGAACAACAGCATTTGCAAAGCTGGCGTTGGCAAGTGGCTGATGGCGGATTTGATTTTGCAAAAAGAAAACCCAAGCTGCCTGGCACAGGCGCACAGGTCAGCGGCGATGCCAGTATACTGGTATTCCACGGCCGTCCCAAACCGCACGAATGCTTGGATTATCCAGTGGTTGCTTCGCACTGGCGATAGTAGTACTTAGGTAGTACTTGACCAATAATTCCCAAAATGCTATAATTGTGGCTTACAAACAAACAGGAGCCAGCCTTGGGATATCGTGTAGTTGACACCCTAGACGTCATGCGTGACAAATACGGCCCTCGCAAGGGCTTGGAAGGCCCGTTCAACTTCAGTGGTCGTGTGTTGTATTATGACAACAAACAGGGCCAGTACTACGATCCTACTACTGACTTCTACGTAGAGCAAGCAGAAATGGATGCTATCAACACCCGTTTCTTTGAACAGTTCAAAAAGTAATACTCTAGTAGTACTTGACCAATAATTCCCAAAATGCTATAATAACCACATACAAAGCAAAAAGGAGCCAGCAATGCAGATCACCACAGCAATCAAACAAATACAAAAAGAAGCAGACTTCATGGGCATGGGCCTGTTGGAAACTTTGCAAGATATCCAAAAGCACGGCAAGATGCTTTACTGTGAAAAAACAATGGAAGCATTTGTTGTTTTTGTGCAACAAGGACAAGAACTGTTTGCCCCGGTTGACCAATAATCCAACATTTGCTATAATAGACACATAAACAGTAAACAACAACGCATTTCAAAGGAGCCAACAATGAGTGCAATTCGAGTTATCAAAGGTGAGTATCGCAACAAACCCGTTCGCAATATCGCTTTCAATCTTGTGTCAGGTTATCAAACTGGCGCCAAAGGTAATTTTGTGACAGTAGAAAACAATGGGACATTTCCTAATTGTCCCGACACCATCCGTATCAAAGTCAACAACATTAAAGACATCGAGTATGTCAATGGAGAAGAAGTGAGTAACAACAACACCGTGGCATTTGTTGCCCCCCAAGCAGAGACTGAAACTGAAGATCAAATTATGACTCGTATTCGCGAGCGTTTTGACATCCTGAATGAGATGACAAAGGCTTGTGTCAACGGTGACATCCGTGCTATGATTGTATCGGGTCCTCCCGGAGTGGGCAAGAGCTTTGGCGTTGAGCGCGAGATCGAAAAGGCCACACTGTTTGACAAATTAGCAGGCAAGCGCCTTCGTGCCGAAGTTGTCAAAGGTAGTGCAACACCTATTGGTTTGTATCAAACCTTGTACAAGTATTCAGATGCCAATTGTGTGTTGGTGTTTGATGACTGTGACAGCATTTTGCTCGACGACGTGGCCCTGAACTTGCTGAAGGGTGCCTTAGACAGCGGCAAGAAACGTACTATTTCATGGTTGTCAGAATCCAGTGCTCTGCGCCGTGAAGGCATTCCTGATCGTTTCGAATTCAAAGGCAGTGTTATCTTTATCACCAACTTGAAGTTTGACACAATGAAGAGTCAAAAATTGCGTGATCACTTGGATGCATTGCAATCACGCTGTCACTATCTTGACTTGACACTGGACACCATGCGTGACAAAGTGTTGCGTATCAAACAAATTGCCAAAGACGGCGTGTTGTTTGCAGACTATGATTTTGAAGAGTGTGTGCAAGACGAGATTGTTGAGTTCATGGAAGCCAATCAGAATCGTTTGCGTGAGATGAGCCTGCGCATGGCGCTGAAGATTGCAGACTTGCGCAAGAGCTTTTCAGGCAATTGGAAACGCATGGCAGAAACTACATGTATGAAGAGTGCCTAATATGACAGCCTGGGACATTGTCAATCTTATGTTTGCGTTTTTTAGTGCATACATAGCCTTGGAATGTTTCCGGTCCGGCGTAACATTTTGGGGTTGGTTTAATTTATTTGCCAGTGCCTCAAATGCGGCATCGTTGGTTGCAAGGATCTAACATGGCTTGGCTTGCTGTGCTACTGTTGGTGATTGTAGGTGAGCCTTGGTTAGCATTGATGTTGGCATTTCTTATTTTGATACTTGAATAAGAGTTTTACCCCGGGGATTGGTTGGCTCCGCCCCGGGTTTTTACACAGGGACTTCGGTCCCTGTTTTTTTGACTTTTGTTTTGCAAGAGTATATACTGTGTTATGTCTCAGCGTCTTGTAATTAAATTAGACAACAATTTTGAATTGTGTTTTAACATAAGAAGCACACCCTTGGCCGAGTTGTGGCTTGAACGTATGCATCAACGTCATGCCTGGCCCATGGACAATCCAGATCGATTCTATGGCTTTGGCACTGTTCAACAAGAACAACAACGTGCAGTTGATATGATCCAACAATGCATTGCCACAATAAATAATCATAGACCAATTGTTGATCGTGAGTTTGAGTACACACAAGATGGTCTTAATTACTTGCACAATATATTTGAACGCTATCACGGGCTGTTGGATCAACAAACATCTGAATATTGGCACTCAGCACCTGACACAGTTAGACAAGCCTTGGCCAATTTAAACTTAGCAGTGCATCGAGCCGAAGCCGCACAGCGTTCTCCAAGGCCAGAATTTATCTGTACTTGGTTCGGTATGCCTAAAACACAATGCTTATCCTCAGAACTACAACATCAGTATGGCGAGCCAGCAATTAAATTTGGAACAGTATATCTAAACTATTGTGAAATTGGTAAGACCGTGGAAGACTTGACCCGAGACAATGATCAGTACATAGGCGAAGAGGCATTTCGACCTTTTGGACATTACAGTGCTGATTTTTTTGTTGCATTTTATGACTTGGACTTGACATCGATGTATCCTCGTATTCAAAATTACATTGAATCTCAACAAAACTTTTTCAACAAGTATAATATATACAATGCCTACAACATCCAAGCAAGCCCGTTGCGTTTTCCTGTGGCAGATTTAGAATGTACAACCGGTCAAGAACAATTGATAACTCAAATAAGGTCACGACAACTTGTGCGTGAAGTAACTGTACAATGAAACGATGCACCATACAAATACGTGACGAAGTAAACATCAAGATTGAAGGCCTGGACTTGGATGCTCGCAAGTCTTTGGTCAATGCTTTCAAATATGAAAACCCTGCGGCACGTTATCTGCCAGCGGTGAGACTGGGACGGTGGGATGGCAAGGTAGCATACTTTCAACTGGGTGGATCAACTTATGTGAACCTGTTGCCTGAGATCATGCCCATATTGGAAAAGTTTGATTATGATGTTGAGCTGGATGATCAACGCGACTACTCAAACACATTCAACTTTGAGTCAGTAACTGAAACAAGTTTTGAGCATGTGAAGTGGCCCCGGACACACCCGGCTGCAGGCGAACCCGTCATGTTGCGTGACTATCAAGTGGAGATCATCAACAACTTTTTGGCCAATCCACAGTGCATACAAGAAGTGGCCACTGGTGCAGGCAAGACTATTATGACTGCGGCCTTGAGCAATGCTGTTGCCCCCTATGGTCGGAGTATTGTGATTGTGCCCAACAAAAGTCTTGTGACACAGACCGAAGCAGACTATATCAACATGCAACAAGACGTTGGTGTGTACTTTGGCGACAGAAAAGAATATGGTCGTCAGCACACAATATGCACATGGCAAAGTCTAAACAACCTGTTGAAGAACACCAAGGCAGGCATCGGCGACTGCACCATTGGTGAGTTCCTGGAGGATGTTGTGTGTGTTATTGTGGACGAAGTACACATGGCCAAAGCAGACGCACTGAAAACACTGTTAACAGGTGTAATGGCCACAGTGCCAATTCGCTGGGGTTTGACTGGAACTGTGCCCAAAGAAAAGTTTGAAAGCCAAGCCTTGTTGGTCAGTCTTGGTCCTGTGATTGGCCGGCTCAGTGCCAGCGAACTGCAACAACAAGGTGTGCTGGCCAACTGTCATGTGAACATTGTGCAGTTGATTGATCACGTGGAGTATAAAGATTACCAAAGCGAACTTAAATACCTACTTGAAGAATCTGGACGCTTGGATACCATGGCCGATCTTGTGCGCAATGTAAATGAAACTGGCAACACCCTGGTGCTGGTGGATCGTACTGAATGCGGTAGACAACTGGTTGCACGGTTGGGTGACAAAGCAGTGTTTGTGTCGGGCGCCACCAAAGGATCAAAGCGGCAAGCAGAATATGATGAAGTGGCCGACGCAACAGACAAAATCATCGTGGCCACATATGGTGTGGCAGCGGTTGGAATTAACATACCTCGAATATTCAACCTTGTTCTTGTGGAGCCTGGCAAAAGTTTTGTTAGAGTCATCCAGAGCATTGGCCGTGGTATTAGAAAAGCAGAAGACAAAGATCACGTCCAAATCTGGGACATAACATCGACATGTAAATTTGCCAAGCGTCATTTGACCAAGCGCAAACAGTTCTACAAAGAAGCCAACTACCCCTTCACACAAGAAAAACTTGATTGGATGACGTTAGGTTGACATTTGTCACATAACCCTGTATTATAACAACATGCGAATACTAACACTTGACAACATCCATTACGACCTAGATCATCTGCCCGAAGAAGTAGATGACATGCGATTTGCCATACTAGATAACTCAAACCCACAAGAGCCAGACTACCATTTTATTCCACTAATCTTTTTAGAGAGTTTCAATGCTCCTGCACTTGTGCTACGTATTGGTGAGAACACCATAAAGATGCCCATGGATTGGCAAATACTCATAGGCGAACCCGAAATAGGTGACTTAGAAGTGTTGCCGCTGACATCCATAAACGATCGTGGCTTTAGAGTGTTTCAATTCAATCCACTCACAAGTTTTCGTCCAAGTTTTCCAGACATTGAAATATTAGATGTGTATCATGAAGTATCGTGGTATGCACCCAAATTAAAGAATGGGCAGTTACTTGCAGTGCCCTTGAACGATGATCCGGATCCTGACTGTGTGTACTTTGTCAAAGACGTCAGTCGCAACTGTGAGATAGTAGACTACAACAAAGCATGGTGATTTATGCCTTACACTGAACCACAAATATTTGAAATCGTCAATCGCTTGGCCAAGATTTACTTGGAAAGTTACCCAGAAGATCGGGAAGGTTTGGAACGTTTCCTGCGCTGGGCACACATTCAATATGGCTACAAGTATGGGAACTCTTAAACCTGGTGCCACTCTCATTTACGAACGTGTGGGCAACGAAGTCTATGCCCGCGAAGCTGGTGCCGACCCCAGGACCAGACAGCTTGTGGGCTACAGTTACGATCCTGTGACTGGGCACCAAATTGATTATACCAAACAAACATCAGATGGAGATAGATTGTTTGACCGTCTGCAGGAAGATAAAATGTGGGGCGATATTCGGCGACTGGCCCGGACCAATCCAACTTTACAAGACGCTGTGGATCGTGTTATAATGATATACAAACTAATCAAAGTAGACAAGTGAGCGACAAATTAAACATTGTGAATGAGATGCGACAATTGGATCGCAAAAACAGAAACTTCTATCGTGATCTCACAGACGAGGAACGCAAGAAGTTTTCAAACTACCTTATGATTCGTTGGGCGTCATGTGTAGAAGGATCTCGAGAGATGCAAGAGTTTTATTTGATCTCCACCAACGAGCGATTGAACAAACACTTTTTCAACATCAATAAACACCCTGAATTGCAATGGTTGTGTGCTACCACAGTGAGTCCAGACATGGGCACACCCAGACACAACTGGATTTCACCCAAGAAAAAAGAAGCAGGTGCAGGGGCAAGTGCCGTCAAAAAGCAACTGGCAGAGTTGTTTCCCACATACAAAGAAGATGAAATAGCCATGCTGGCCGCAATGACCACAAAGAAAGAACTTGATCAATACATCCGAGACCATGGCCGAGACACTAAGTGAACTCACTTGCGGCTACTGCAAGAAAACATTTCGACGTGCAGAAAGTCTTGTGGTGCATTTGTGTGAACCCAAACGTCGACGTCAAGAACGGTCAGAGCGTGGAGTTGAACTGGGCTTTCAATCCTATTTGAGATTCTATGAGATTGCACAAGGATCAGCACGACTCAAAACATTTGATGACTTTGCAGACTCACCGTACTACAAGGCCTTTGTAAAGTTTGGCAGGTACTGTGTGGCTACTCGGGCAATCAATCCCAGACAGTTTACAGAGTGGTTGCTCAAGCACAACAAAAAGATTGACAACTGGGCATCAGACAAGATCTACACAGAATACCTGTTGGATTATTTAAAGGTGGAAGCAGTGGCAGATGCATTAGCACGAGCAGTGGAGTTTGGTATAGACTGGAGTGAAAAACATTCAGCACCTGCCCATGATTGTTTGCGTTATGGCAGCACTCATGCCATGTGCTATGCTGTGACAACAGGACGTATTAGTCCTTGGGTGATATACAACTCAGAGTCAGGACAGAAGTTTCTAGGTGAACTCACAGCCGATCAGGTCTCAATGATATGGCCTTACATAGATTCAGACATATGGCAAAAGAAATTCTCAGATTATACTGCAGACACAGAATACGCACGAGAAATTTTACGACAAGCAGGATGGTAACATGATCAAATCAATAATGAGCATGGGCAAGTACGTCACAGTGGGCGGTGGTAACAGTGCCAGCAACTACATCAACACCGGTGCTGGCATGATGGGCGTGGGCGACCTAAGATTCAACACCAGCACTCAACAAATTGAATTCTACAACGGCCAGAGTTGGCAAACATTTATTATGGCACAGGCCACTGTGGGGCTTGCTGGTCATGCCGAATCAGCTATTGACTGGGCATTGAATAAAATGGAACAAGAAAAGGAAGCTCTACGCATGGCCGAACAGTATCCGGCTGTGGCCGATGCCTTGGGTGCTGTGCGTGAAGCCGAACAGCAATTGAAAATGGTTGTGGCGCTGTGTAGAACATGAGTGCAGAGTATCTATGATATTGATGTTGCTGATAAATATTATTATGAATTTTATTGACAACAAATATACATTATGGTATCAACATCTTATTGCAACTAGGAAGAATCGAGTTC